CAGGACGACGGGCGGCCGCTGGTGGATCAACTCATGGGAGATCGGTGATGGATCGGCTTCCGGATCTGACAGCGCTGCGCGACCTGTTCGACTACGACCCGGATTCCGGCCAGTTGTTGTGGCGCGCGCGTGGCCGCAAACGGCGCCGTGGCTGCAAGGCGGGCACACCAGGGGCCAGGGGGTACATCTACGTCCCGGTGCTCGGCCGACGCGTGAGGGCGCACCGGGTGATTTGGAAGTGGGCGCATGGTTGGGAGCCGCCAGAGATTGACCACCGGGACGGTAATCCCGCCAACAACCGGCTCGCCAACCTTCGTCCCGCGGCGCATCGTCTCAACGTCCGGAACGCGCGTCGCCGGGCCGGTAAGTCACTCCCGAAGGGGGTCTCGTTCCACCGAGCGAGCGGAAAGTATCAGGCCCGCGTGCGACTGGATGGGCGCTTGCACCATCTCGGCGTCCATGTCTCGCCGGAGATAGCCCACGCCGCCTATGCCGAGGCCGCGCTCCGCCTTCATGGCGAGTTCGCGAGGATCGACTGATGGCGTTCGAGTTCCGGCCAGCGACCCGCGAGAACGTCTCGCTCTTGATCGGCATCGCGGGCCCATCCGGCAGCGGCAAGACGTATTCGGCGCTCCGCATGGCGCGCGGCATCGCCGGAGAGAAGCCGTTCGCCGTCATCGACACGGAGGCGGGCCGGGCGCGTCATTACGCCGACCAGTTCCGCTTCGATCACGGCGACCTCCGGGCGCCCTTCCGGCCCGACGCCTACTTGGACGCCATCCGGGCCGCGGAGGAAGCCCATTACCCGGTGGTTGTCGTGGATTCCTTCTCGCACGTCCACGCGGGCGAGGGCGGGGTGCTCGACTGGCAGGAGGAGATTCTCGACGAGATGGTCGCGCGCGCGCAGCAGCGGGGCCAGAAGCGAGCAGAGTGGGAACTCCGGGAGTCCTACAAGCGGTCCGCGTGGATCGAGCCCAAGATGTCCTACAAGCGGATGGTGCAGCGGCTCCTCCAGGTGCGGGCGCATCTCATCCTGTGCCTGCGCGCCGAGGACAAGATCGACTTCGTGAAGGGGGAGGACGGCAAGACGAAGGCCGTCCCGATGGAGACCCTCGCCGGATTCCGCGGCTGGATTCCCATCTGCGACAAGCGCTTGCCGTTCGAGCTCACGGCGTCCGTGCTCATGCTGCCGGACCGTCCGGGCGTCGCGATCCCCATCAAGGTGCAGCAGCAGCACCGAGAGATGCTCGCCAACGATGCGCCCGTGAACGAAGAGACCGGCCAGCGGCTCGCGGCGTGGGCCAAGGGCGCGCCGCCGGTCCCGGTCGAGGCGCCAGCGCCGACGGTGCTCGACCAGGTGCGCGCCGAGCTGGAGCGGCGGCACCCGGGCAACACGGACAAGGCCAAACAGTCGAGGGGGCTGCTGGTCGCGCGCGCCTTCGGCGTCGACTCGTGGGCCGCGGTCCAACGCATGGACCCGGCACTCCAGGCCGATGGGCTGGCGCGCCTGCGGGCGATCGAGGACGCGGCGTGACGCCCCGCGCACGGCCGCCACTCCGCACCGTGCGCGCCGGCGAGCATGCGGAACTCCTCGCGCGGCTCCACGCGGACGAGGAGGCCCTCCGCGCGCTGGTGACGGTGCTGGACGAGGCAGACCTGGCGCGCATCAGAATCTACTCCGTCGTCGGCGACCCGTCCGTGCGCGCGCTGGTGGTCACGCTCGTGGACCAGCTCGCCCCCGCCCTGCGCGCGGCGCACGAGGCGCTGGGGGACATCGCGCCGTGATGCGATCGGCTACGCTCTCTCGCACCAGGATCCCAATCGACCGCGGGGATGGCGACGCCATGACCTTCCGCGACTTCGCCCGCTCGTGGGTGAGCTGTAGCGCCCACTCGCTCGTGTTCCCGTCCGCGGCGACCTTGGTCGCGCGGTGGAACACATGACCCGGTGCAAGGGCTGCGGCGCCGAGGTGCTCTGGCGCAAGACGCCGGCCGGGCGCTACATCGCGCTCGACCCCGGGCCGGAGCTGTTCCTGCGCCTGATCCCGACTGCGGAGGCGACCGACGAGGAGCGCGCGGCCCCGCGCCGGACGATCGTGCAACCAGACGTGCGCGTGGTGGTCGGCCACGAGGTGCCGTCGACGTCCACGCGCGGGGCGCCGGTGCGCGGGCGGATTGCGCACTGGGCCACCTGTCCACAGGCGAACGCATTTCGACGGAAGGAGACGAGCCCAGATGCCCAGACGCCGCAGTGACGACGACGACCAACCGCCCCTCGTGCCGCTGAGCGAGGAGGAGATGCAGAAGGCCGGCAAGCGGCTGGCGAAGCTCACGGGCGAGCTGGCCGCGATGGAACTGGACCACGCGGAGATTCGCAAGGAGCAGAAGGGTGACGCTCCTCTCCTGCCGCGTCTACGGCCTGCCGGTCGCCCAGGGCCGCCCGCGATGACCAAGCGGGTGGACGACGGCGCCGTGATCGAGGCGTATCGGCGCACGGGGAGCGTGCACAAGGCCGCGCGTGAGGTTGGGCTCAATCACTCCTCTGTCCATGAGCGCCTCATCCGCCTGGGCCTGAACAAGCCCGCCAATATTCTCACTGGGGCTGAGGTGGAGCGGCTCCGGCTGGAATATCGCATCTTCCGGGACGCTGGCCGTCTCGAAGACCTTGCGCGATCCATGGGGCGCAACAAGACGTTTCTGTGTGCCCGCGCGCGCGCCCTCGGGCTCACGATCAGCCGTAATGGAGGACCGAGGCCGTGGCTCGGCAAGTGGAAGTACATGAGTGAGGAGGCGGCGGGCGTCCTGTTCGACCGATTCCGGCGGTCGAGCTTGGGGCTGGAGCGATTCTGCCGCAAGACACACTTCGACTCTCTCGGATTTAGTCGGACGATGCAGCGCCACTTCCCGGCCGAATATGAGGCCGTGATCGAAGCAAAGGCGCCCCGGCAGACGCTCTACCGGCTCGGGCGCGCGTTTGAGTACCGCGTGCGGGATGACCTCAAGGGATACCACTACTTCGTGCTCCGATCCCCCCGATCGCTGTCCCCCGTCGACCTCGTGGCGATCCGGCGCGGGGCGGTGCTGTTCGTCCAGTGCAAGCGAGGTGGCGCACTCGGCGTCGGGGAATGGAACGAGCTGTTTGCTCTCGCCGGGTCGGTTGGCGCTATCCCGCTGTTGGCCGAGATGCCGGTCTCTCGGGGCATCACATACTGGCGCCTCCTCGACTTCAAGGATGGGACGAAGAGGGCGCAGCCTCGCGGGGCCTACCAGCCGGAGCATGCGTAAATGAGCAAGGGCTACGACCTGGCGCCGGGGGTGGCGATCACGGTCACCCGGATTGTGGACGAGCCGGCGCTGGTCACGAGGACGCCATGAGCGATCGCGCCCACACGAAGACCGAGCATCCCTGCGAGGACTGCGGCCGGCCCTTCCTCGGCCTCCCCGTCGCGCGCTACTGCCCGGCGTGCCGCTGGCGGCATCTCACCGACCGCGGGCCGATCGCGGCGACCGAGGGGGTGTTCCGGTGAGCGCCCGCCGCGCGCTGGGTCGGACCGGGGTTCGGGTGGGGCGATGAGCTTCCCCGCGCGCTTCCCCGGCCGCTGCGCCCGCTGTGCCGGGCCCATCCGCATGGGCGAGCTGATCGACTACGACCGGGCCACCAAGAAGGCGTGGCACCCGTCGTGCCCGGAGCAGGGCGCGCTCCCGATGGAGGGGCGGGAGCCGGGCGAGGTGGTGGCACCGAAGAAGCGGGGGGCGGCTCGGCGGGCTCGATCGACGGGCGAGATCGCCGGCCCGCGCGTGGTGGAGGAGCACGGGCACGCGGACGTCGTTACCTGCGAGCACTGCGGAGGCTCCGCGGCGGGGCGGCCGGTTGTGCACGTGGACTGCGCGGGGCGGCTCGGGGAGGTGCCGTTCTGAGATGGGGAAGACCTACGGCCAGCCCCGCTACCATGCGCTCTTCGATGACTTCTGGTTGGAGCCGAAGCTCGATGGGTGCTCGCTCGAGGAGCGTGGGTTCGCGGTGTTCCTCTTCTCCAACAAGCGGCTCCGGCCGTCTGGCATCTACCGCATGACCGACCTGCAGGCGGCCTCTGACCTCGCCATCCCGGTCAAGCGCGTCACGGCGTTCATGGCCGACCTTGCCCGTCGCCGGTTCATCGTCCGCGACGGGCTCTGGATTTTCGTCGTCGGCTACTTCGCTCTCCAAGCCAAGCAGCCCTTTCTGCTGAAGGGCGCCGAGTACGATGTCGGCGCGTGCGACTCCATTCCTATCCTGACCGCGTTTGGCGAGAAATATCAGCATCATCGCCAATGGTCGCGCGACCGTCTCGCGACCCTCTCACTACGGTCGAAGGAAGATGCACCTTCACCTGCACCTTCACATTCACCTGCACCTAACACACATGTGGGCGCCGTCGGCAATCGCGGGGCGACCCTCGGCCCGAACGGGCGTGTGTGTGTGTCCACCGAGGATGGGTTCGATCGCTTCTGGGCACTGCTCCCGAGTGCCCGGAAGGTGAACAAGCCGGATGCGCGGAAGGCGTGGGCGGCGGTACAGCCCGACGCTGCACTCACCGAGAAGATCCTGACCACGCTGGCGGACCAGCTCACGTGGCCGCACCTCTTGCAGGAGGACTTCCGGTATTTCCCGCATCCCCACCGCTGGTTGGCGAAGCGACGCTGGGAGGACGAGCCCGGGCAGCCGGACGGCCTGGAGCACAACCGCGGACAGTCGCGCCGGAGCGCGAACGCCGCGTGGGCCGGACGAACCGAGGCGAAGGACGTGCAGCTATGACCGAGGAGCGAAATCCCTACGATGACTGGGACCGGAAGATGGGCCTGCCGCAGCGGTTGATGGCGGCCAGCCTCGCGCACTCGAGCCGGGAGACCGCGGCGTTGGAACGCGTCCGACGCTACCTCGCCGACGAGTACAAGGCTGGCGCATGTCTGGTGCTGAGCGGGCCAACGGGCGTTGGAAAAAGCTGGGCCGCCGCAGCGTTCTTCCGCCACCTTGGCGGCGTGGCAAAGCGGTTCATGTATTTCCCGGGTCTGTGCGGCGCCTGGCTCGACCCGGAACGGAGGACGGACGCGCTGGAGCGCGCGAAGACGGCGCCGTTTGTGGTCTACGACGACTTTGGGACCGAGTACGCGAAGGAGGGCGGGTTGGTCGACGCCTTCCTCGACGAGATGATCTGGTACCGAGAGGCCGAGGCGCTGCCGTGCATGTTCACGACGAATCTCACCTCCGAGCAGTTGCGCAAGCGGTTGCCGGATCGGCTCATTGACCGGATGCGGGGCGATTGGGGGCACGTGTTCGAGTGTCCGGGCGAGAGTCTGCGGTGAAACGCCTGAGCGCCGCGGTGGTGCAGGAGCGCGCGCCGCGATGACCCGAGCGAGCGAGTCGCCGAGGGCGGGGGCCCCTGGCGATCGGGAACGAGCGGCGGCTCAGGGCGGCCGAGTTCCGGGAGCAGATGGCGCGCATCATGACGCGAGGAATGAGGAGTCAAGCATGACCGACACCGAGACAGTCTGGCTCGTCTGGTCCGGCGAGTACGACGCTCGTGGCGTGCTGTTCGTCGCCACGACGCTGGAAGCCGCCGTCGCCCACCTCAAAGCCATCTATGCCACCCCCGACGTGGGGACCTGGGGTGCGGTGGGAACCCAGGACGATGCCAGGACGTAGAACCCTCCGCGGCTCGTATCCCCGTACCCTGGGAAACCACTCCGGCTGGCGAGGACGCGAATGGCGTAAGCGCTACCGGGCCCTCCTCCGGCAGTTTCCCGCCATCGAGCCCTCAGAACATCTCCGCCTGGAGGCCTCCCGCGTCGCCGCCAGGTGGGTCATCTGGATCGACTCCCAGATGGACCTCACCAACGCCCAACATCGTAAAGAAACAGGCAAAGGTAGGCGCTCTACACGACAGGAAATACGCCAACTCCAGAAGCGCGAAGGCCTCAATGATGACGCCTACCAGAAAGCGTTGGGATGGCTGACTCAAGCATCAGTTGCTGCCTATGAAGGGCCCCGACCAACGACAGGAGCCGAGTTGCTATCCAACGGCGTTGCGGAAAGACATGATTCAGCACACAAGGTGTATGATAATAAAGCAACGTCAAATCAGGAGGATACAAATGCGGAATGACGTTGCGAATGTGGGGGGGTTTATCGGCTACGCCAGAGTCTCCACGCATGACAAGCAGGACGTCTCCCTCCAGGTCGACGCCTTGCGGTCGGCTGGGTGCGAGGTCATCCACGAGGAGAGGGCCTCGGGTGGACGTAGGGATCGGCCAGTCCTCCTCACGGTCTTGGATGGTCTACGTCCAGGGGATGTCCTCACGGTGTGGAAGCTCGACAGGCTCACCCGTTCACTCTCGGACATGCTCTGGCTGTTCGAGCGCATCCATGCCGCGGGGGCTGGCTTCCGATCGCTCACCGAGGCCATCGATACCACCACGCCGGCCGGCCAGATGCTCGCCCACATGCTCGGGGCCTTCGCCCAGTTCGAGCGGGCGATGATCACGGAGCGGGTGCGGGCAGGCGTCCAGGCCGCCAAGGCTCGGGGCGTCCAGCTCGGGCGCAAGCCAAAGCTGGGCTACCACCAGCAGCAGGAGGCCAAGCGGCTGATCGTGGCGGGACAGAGCCAAGCATCGGTGGCTCGCCTGCTCGACGTCGACGCCTCGACGATCTGCCGGCTGGTCGCGCGCGCCGGGGCATGACCACCCCCGCCGGTCGTTCTTGGCCGAAACGCGGCTGTGCGAGTCAATACCCTTTTTTTCCGGAGGCTTGGGATGCGTCAGACGAATGAGCAGAGGGAGTACCGGGCGGAGTTGGAGGGGCATATCAGGCAGTCCGGCGAGCGGTGGCGGATACGGAGAGACGACGAGGGATATGCCTACATTCCCGGTAAGTATGGGCGGATTGAGTATTACGGGGCGGACGGGGATGGCGTGAGGAGGCTGCGGGTCTACACGCACAGCATGCGGGTGGAGAGGGCGCTGGAGAGGATGGGGGGGCTGAGGGTGCAGCAGCGTGGCGACCACGAGGCTCGGCTGTCGTGGAACCCCCGTACAGAGGCAGATGCTGGGGCGCTGATGGCGGTCTGCGCGTCGATCAAGGCCCGGGTACGGCGTCGGAGCACTTTGGGGCCCGGAACCCATCCTGTACGGGGGTTTGGGGTGGCGAGGGGAGTATGACGTGGCGCGCCTGGTCACCTCCGGCGATTCCGTGGCCGCTGGAGCGATGGTACACGGTGGCCGAGGTGGCGGCGCAGCTGGGGCGGAGTTCATCGCGGGTCTTGACGCTGATCAAGCGGCACAATCTGCCGCGGCGAAAGGTCCGCCAGGGGAAGCATCCCCGGCGAGTGGTGGAGGTGAAGGGGACGACGTTGCGGAGGCTGCAGGAGATCACGCGGCGATGACGATGTCCCCATACGGGATCACCCTTCCGCTCACGCATGCACTGACCCATTCGCCTACCCCTAGCATTCTGACGTAGTCTCCCGCCTACCACCTGTGGCATACGCGTAGAGCGTGGCCACCAGTCCGCGTCTGCCCACCATCGTGGAATTCGTGCGCACGATGCTCGGGCTGTCGCTCTCGCCGGCCCAGGAGACATTGCTGCGCGCGATCTACGGGCTGCCGCTGGAATCCGCGGAGCAGGAAGCGATCTTTCAGCAGTGCACGGGGCGGGGGACGTATACGCCCGGCAAGCCCTTTTCCGAGGTGACGGTCCTGGCGGGCCGGCGCAGTGGGAAGGATTCGCGGATTGCGGCGCCGATCGCGTGTTACGAGGCGATCTTCGGCGGGCACGAGCCGTATCTCGGGCGGGGGGAGGCGGGGGTGATTCCGCTGGTGGCCCAGGACGAGCGCGGGACGCGGATCGCCTACAAGCTGATCCACCGGTATCTCACGGACTCGCCGCTCTTGAGCCGGATGGTGAAGGACGTGCGGCAGCGCGAGATCGACCTCACGAACGGCCTGTCGGTCTATTGCTTCGCGTGCTCGGCGAAGTCGCTCCGGGGGTGGGGCTCGCCGGCCGCGGTCATGGACGAGGTCGCGTTCTTCCGGACCGAGGCGGGGACCGTGGTGGACGACGAAGTGCAGTCGTCGATCCGCGGGGCCGGGGTCGCGTTTCCCCAGCAGCGCCTGGTGAAGATCAGCACGCCGAACGGGAAGAGCGGTGTGCTGTGGGAGGACTTCAAGCGCTACTGGGCCCAGGACGCCGCGGATGTGCTGGTGTGGCACGCCCCGACGACCCTGATGAATCCGACCGTCACCGACGAGCGACTGGCGCGGGAATACCGGCGCGACGCCAAGAAAGCGGGCCGGGAGTACGAGGCGCTCTTCGTCGACGACGTCGAGGCGTTTCTGACGCAAGCCCACATCGAGACGGCGATCGCGCATGGCCGGTCCACGGACCTGGCGCCGATCGCGCCGCGGCCCTACTACGTGGCGGGGGTGGACCCGTCCGGCGGGGTGCGCGATGCGTTCGCGCTGTCGGTGTGCCACGTGGAGGACGGGACGCGGATCGTCCAGGACCTCGTGCGCGCGTGGAAACCCTCACGGACGGAGAAGGCCCGGCTGAGTGAAATCTGCGCGGAGATCGCCGCGCTGATCCGGCCCTACGGGATCGCGTCGGTGACGGGTGACAAGTACGCCGCACAGTGGGTGAGCCAGGAATTCCAGCGTGTCGGGGTGTCCTACACGCCCTACGACGGCGACAAGTCGAGCGCGTATCTGGCCTTCGAACCGTTCATGACCTCGGGTCGGGTCGAGGTGATCGACGACGCCGAGCAGGTCCGCGAGCTGACGTTGCTGGAAAAGCATCTCCGCGTGGGGGGGAAACCGCCGCGGATCGATCATCCGAAGGGCAGCCACGACGATCTGGCCAACACGCTGGCGCTCTGCGTCGCGACCCTGGCGCCCAATCTCTCCCCCGCGGTCGATGTCAGCGTGGCGCCGCCGACCGAGCTGGTGACGCGGCCGGGGATGCGCCTCGGCCAGGCGCCGGACCTGGAGGACCCCGACCGGACAGGCCGCACGCCGACGCGGTTCTGGTCCGAGCGCGGGCGCGCGCGGTTCTGGCGGCAGGAGGTGGCCGCGTGAGTCTCCCGCGCTGGCTCGCCTGGCTGGCCCCCACGCCGGACCCGCGCGTGCTGGACCTCGAGGCGCGCCTGGCCAGCGTGGAGGCGCAGACGGAGACCCGCGTGCGCGAGGCCTTCGCCATGGGCGCCCTCCGCGCCGAAGACCAGGCCGACCTGGCGCAGGGCTATCGCCGGCTCTCGGATGCGCAGGGCAAGAATCCGTGGCGCCGCGATCTGCAGCCCCTGGCGCAGGACCAGATGCAGCGCCTGGTCTACTGGCTCTGGGAGTCCAATCCCCTCGCCAAGTGGCTCATCGAGACGCCGGTGAATTTCATGCTCGGCGAGGGCGCCTCGGTCATCAGCCAGAACGATCAGGTGCGCGCGGTGATCGAGGCGTTCTGGGGCGACCCCGTCAACCAGCTCGACCGGCGGCTGCGGACCTGGGCGCGAGAACTCCTGCTCTACGGGGAACTGTGCCTGCCGGTGTCGGTGAATGCCATTGACGGGCATGTGCGGCTCGGCTACGTCGACCCGCTGGCGATCGACGAAGTGGTGACCGATCCCGATAACGCCTTGATCACGACGGCGGTCCGCATCAAGTCCTCGGTCACGGGCGGCCCGAAGCAGCTCCTGAAAGTGATCCGCGAGGACACGCGCCGCGCCTCCTCGACGCACGGTCTCCTGATGCCGAACGCGATGCTGGAACGCGATCTCGCCACCGGCGAACCCTACGCGGGGGCGTGCTTTCTGTTCCAGATCAATCGCGTGTCGAGCGCGCGGCGCGGCCGGAGTGAATTGCTGCCGGACATCGACTGGCTCGATGGCTTCGACGCATTCCTCTTCGACTCGATGGACGCCGCCAGCCAGTTCAACACCTTTCTGTATGACGTGACGCTGGAGGGCATGAGCGAGGATCAAATCCGCGCGTGGCTGGCCAACAACACGCGGATGAAGCGCGGGATGATCCGCGCCCACAACGAAAAGGTGAAGTGGGCCGAGGTGACGCCCGACCTCAAGGCCCAGGACAAGGACGCCTACGCGAAGCTCCTCCTGAGCTTCATCCTCGGTGGCCATTCGATCCCGCTGCACTGGTACGCCAGCGGCGAGGGGGTGTCGTTCGCGAGCGCCAAGGAGATGGGGCTCGTCCCGGTGAAGGCGTTCACCAGCCTCCAGCAGGAAGTCCGCCGACTCATCGCCGATCTGGTGCGCTTCGCGATTCATCAAGCCATCCGCGTCGGCGCGTTGCCGGAGACCGTGGTCGTCGGGCAGGTCGACGCGGCCGGATCCTCCACGGCGATCACGGCGCCGACGGACTGCGCCTTCACCGTCGTCCTGCCGGAACTCTCGATGCGCGACCAGGCGGCCATCGTCGCCGCGATCAACGGGTTGACGGCCGCGACCCAGCAGGTCGTGGCCCTCGGCTGGATGCGTCCGGAGACGGCGGCCCGCGTCCTCGCCAACATGTATTCGCAGCTCGGCATGGACATCAAGCCCGAGGAGGAGTACACGCCGGGCGCCGGGCCGCAGGGTGCCGCGCTCCAGGACTACCCCCAGCAGGACCTCCAGCGCCTCATGGCGCAACTGCAACGGGTCGGGCGCGGCGATGGCGAGAACCTTGGCCAGCCGAAGGACGATCAGACCGCGCGCCGCGCGAGTGTCGCCGCGGGGGGATCGGCATGATCGCCCGGGTCACGTTGCAGTCCACGCCGCAGGAACGATTCATCGAGCAGATCGCCGCGATTCGCCGGCAGCTCGACGCCTTGCCCGCCGAGGCCGTGCGCGCGCTGACCGAGGAAGTCGACCGCGTGCGGCGCCAGGTGCTCGCCGAGATCGCCGCCGGACCGGAGGGATTCCCAGAGTACCGACTCCGCGACCTCGCCCGACGCCTCGCCGATGTGCTGGGCCAGTTCGCCGCGCGCTACGAGACGGTCCTCGGCCCGATCCAGGCGCAGATGTATACCGCGGGGGCGGAGCTCGCCGCGCGCCCCCTGGTGGACGCCGGGGTGACCTACGCCGTGCCGCAGATCACCCGGCGGCAGCTCGAGGTGCTGCAGGGCTACCAGGCCTCCCTGATCTCCGGCGTGGCCGAGGACACGGTCCGGGCCATCACGTCGACCCTTCGACTCGGCGCCCTCCGGGGCGAGAGCGTGCCCGAGATTCTCACCCGCGTGGCCGGCCGCCTGGACGATCCGGGCCCGTTCGGTACGCTGGCGACCCGCGCGGAAGCGATCACGCGGACGGAGCTCGGCCGTGCGCAGGCCATCGCGACCCAGGCCGGCCTCGACGAGACACGGCGCTTTGTCCCCGATCTGAAGAAACAGTGGCAGCACTCTGGCAACCGCGGGCCGTACCGCCGGCTCGGGCATGTCGAGGCGCACGGGCAGACCCGGGACGTCGACGCGCCCTTTCGCGTCCGGCCGGCCCCGGGCCACCGCTACGAGAACCTCATGTTCCCGCGGGATGCCGCAGCCAGCCCGGAGAACTCCGTGTTTTGCTTTCTGCCGGGAACACTGGTGAGCGGCCGGTTTGTCGGCGCGCTAAAAGCCAGGTACGCGGGGCCGGCGCGGGAGATCAAGACCGCGCGGGGACAGCGGTTGCGCGTCACACCCAATCACCCCGTATTGACCTCGGACGGTTGGCTCCCTGCGGGCGAGATTCAGGAAGGCCAGGCACTGCTCGGCTATCGCGGGCATGAGAACGGGTCGTTTTTGGGGCTGGGGGATGTAGATGCCCAGGACCGACCAGCCAGCATCGAGGATGTATTCCAGGCGCTCTCGGTTCAGTCCGCCCCACTGCCCGCCCCCTACGCCATGCTGAATCTCCATGGCGATCAAGTCTGGACATATGGCGATGTCCAGGTTACGGGGTCCTACCGGGAACTGTTGCTCTACCGCGACGCCCGCGCCGCGGAGGAGCGCAGCGAGTTCGTCCTCATGACGGAACCGTCGATGTTGTCCGGCGTACATGCTCTGAGCCCTCAACGTCTTGGTCGCCAGGCTATCTCGCTGGCCGGTTCTGGCCGCGTGGGCGTTGGCGTATTGACGTCGCGCCCTGTCGGGCTCGGCCCGAAGCCGGGCCCACACGAGATGTCCAGCGTCGGCACTTCCTCGGAGCTGGACGCCGCGCTTGGTGAAGTGGCCCGTCAACGCGCAGCGGGATATCCCGGTGTCACGGCTCAGCTTGAGGAGCGATACCCCGGCCTGGTAGAGGCCGATCAGGTCGTCAAGGTTCGGGATATCGAGCATCGCGGCCATGTCTACGACCTCCAGTCGCCGATGGGGGTGCTCGTCGCTGACGGGATTATAGCCAGTAATTGCGGATGCATCTCCGTTCCCTGGCGCGAGGAATGGGCCGGCGACCTGGGACGCGCCGCGTGAGCCCGTCCAGAACCCCCGAGCCGCGCCGGCCCGTGGCGGCGTCACCGCCGACGCCGGTGAGTCCCCCGGCGCCCCCGCCACGGGTCCGGCCGGCGCTGATCCCGAAACTGAGCGCCCTGCATCTGGCGGGATTACCGCATGACGCCGAGCGGTGCCCGACGTGCCGCACCGAGGAGAAACCATGATGGACGAGAAGACACCGACCCCGTCGCCGGAGGCGCCCATGTCCGAGGCGCTCGCGGACAAGCACTACGAGCAACGCCGGGCCGGCCTGCTCCCGCCCGATGCCGCCGCGGATCAGAAAGTCCTCGCCGCCCGGGACCGGAAGGCCAAGGACGCTGCGGCCGCGGCACTGGCCGAAGCGGCCCGTCGCGCAGCCCGGGGCCGGTAGGCCGCCGCGATGATCCGGCAGGAGGGCGGGAAGTGGGTCCTGCGGTCGCGTGACGGCGACAAGGTGCTGGGCCGGTTCGACTCCGAAGACGACGCCACGCGCCACGAGGCACACGTCTCTCGGTTCTCGGAGGCGGTGGTGGCCGCCTGGCATGCGCGCCAGCCGGACTCGGTCGACGCCTGGCGCGTGAGCGAAGTCTTTGACGACGTCGCCGTGGTGTCAAAAGATCGGATGTTCCGCCGCGTGCCCTACACGATCGAGGGCGACGCGGTGACGTTCGGATCGCCCGTCGAGATCAACGTCCACTTCGAGGAGATCGGCGAGTCGACCCCACTCGGCCGGCCGACGGAGCCCACCGGCTCGACCTGGGAGGTGCGCGTCCTGAAATTCGGTCGCTCGCTCAACGGGTGGCTCTGGACTCGGGAGGCCGGCGAGAAGCTCCTAGCGCACCTGAGCTCGGCGCCGGTCGGGTGCTACGCCTACCAGGGCGTGACCGCGCACGCGGCCGAAGAGGCGGTGCTGTCGGCCAACGGGCCGGTAGTGCGCAACGTCGTCGGCGATATCCAGGCGCCCCGGCTCGAGGCGGACGGCGTCTATGCCCAGTTGCACATCCACGAGGACGCCGGCTGGCTGAAGACGAAGCTCCTCGGTCTGCAGGCTCGCGGCGTCGTCGATAAGGTGCTCGGGCTCTCGATCGATACCCTCGCCGGCTACGTCCCGGTGCAATTGCGCGAGGGCGCCACGAAGGCCATCAAGGAGATCGGCCGGCTGATCTCGGTGGATATCGTCACCTCGCCGAGTGCGGATGGCCGGTTCGTGCGGGCTACGGCCGGACCCTTGCTCATGCCCCATTCCACCACCACGCAGGAGGACCTCATGACCCGCGAGCAGATTCTCCAACTCATCCAGGCCAATCGGCCCCAGCTCCTCGCGGGCCGGGCGATCGAATCCATCACCGACGAAACCCTCCAGCTCTTGCTCGGCGACGCCATCAAGCTTGCCGCGCCAGCTCCTGCGCCGGCCCCGACGCCTCCGCCGCCCTACCAGGGCGGCGCGGGGACACCGCCCGCTCAAACGCCGCAGTGGGCGGCCGACATGGAACGCCGCTACGCCGTCAGCGTGACCCAGGCGCGCGTGGTCGAGGCCCTGGCTGGCGCCGTCACGCTGTCGGAGCTGGCGCGCGAGCGCGTGCGCAAGGCGTTCGTGGACAAGGTGGCGGACGCCGCGGAGATCGCCGCGCGCATCCAGGAAGAGCGGGAGTACCTCGCGGCGCTGTCGGGGTCAGGGGAGATTCGCGGCTTCGGCGCGACCCGGACGGAAGTGCTCGCGGCCCCGCTCGACAAGGTGCAGGCCGCGATGGACAAGATGTTCTTCCAGGACCTGGAGCCGGGGAGCCTCGACCTCGCGCGGTCCTTGGCGAATTCGCCCTTCACGCCGACCGCGCGCGCTCGGCTGCTGGAGTCCTACAAAGCCCGCGATGCCGCCATGAGTCGCGACCCTGGTCTGAAGTTCAAGGGGCTGCGCGATGCCTACGCGACCATCACCGGCGACGAGGACATCACCGGGCATGTCGTGCGCGCCCGCGCCTCGGAAGCCATCCTCTCCACGACCTGGGCGGACATCCTCGGCAACACGCTCTATCGTCGCCTCTTGATGGATTACGCGCTCCCGCAGTACAACGAGCGCTCCATCTGCGACTTTGGCACGGCGCCGGACTTCCGGACCCGAGAAGTCGTGCATCTGAACTACTTCGCCGATATCTCCACGGTCGATCCGGAGTCTGCGGACTACACGGAGATCGCGGCGCCCGGGGACGACAAGGTCACCTATGCGGTGACCCAGCGCGGGAACATCCTGACCATTTCGCGCAAGACGATCATCAACGACGATCTGAGCGCGGTCTCGCGGCTCGTCGGGCGCCTGGGTCGCTCCGCCCGCCGCACCCTGGCCAAGCACATCTGGGCCTTCTGGAACACCAATGCGGTGTTCGATGTCGATAGCGTGGCGTGGTTCAACGCGGCCCACGGCGCCAACACCTCCACGACGGTGCTCTCCGCGGATGCGACCGGCGCCGCCGCGGTCCGCGTCGGCATCACCGCCCTGATGAATATGGCCGAGCCGGGCTCGACCGAGAAACTTGGCATCCCGGACCTCAATCAGCTCTGGCTCGATGTGCCGATCGCGCTCTGGACGGTGGCGGATGCGCTGAACCGCGCGCCGGAATTCGGCGCCGGCACCAAGAACCTCGTGTCGGGTCTCTTCGGCGCCAATAACGAGCGGGTGAACGCGAATCCGCTCCTGACGGATGCGACCGACTGGGGCGTCCACATGTCACCGGGCACCAGCGGGCGCGAGTCGCTGCGCGTGGACTTCCTGCAGGGCCGCGAAGAGCCTGAGTTCTTCCTGGCCGACCAGCCGACCGTGGGCCAAGCGTTCATCGCGGACAAGATTCAATACAAGATTCGTCACGAGTACGGCGGCGACCTCATGGACTACCGCGGCGCCTTCAAAGCCATCGTGGCCGGCTAACGCGAGAGGAGCCACACCCCCATGGCCGCACCAAACTTTCCAGCGCTGGGGTCCAGCATCGTCCCGGTGGTCATCACGCTGCAAGGCACCATCGCGGCGGCGACGATCGCCGATATCGTCAAGTTCAACATGCCCTTTGATGCGTGGCTGCTCTATGCGACCTGCTGTGCCCAGGCGAAAGGCGGGACGCAGGGCACGTCGACGCTCACCGTGCTCAATGCTGGCCAGGCCGTGACGAACGCCATGGACCTGGCGACGCCGGCCGCCAAGACGGTAGTGGAGGGGACGCTGGTGGCGGCCGAGCAGGATATCGCGAAGGATGCCGCGGTCACGGCGGACCTCGTCATCTCGGGGGGCTCGGCCCCGACGCTGAGCCACATCACCATCACCCTCTGGTTCCAGCGCCGGGGGTGATCGCGTGATCTCCGACTGGCAGACCTTGGTGGAGGCGAAGGTGCAGGACACCGCCGGCATCCTGTCGGCGATGGACTACATCAACGCCATCGCTGAGGCGGTCGGTCTCTACTCCGACGACTATCCGCGGGAGCGCGTGACCACAATCACCGGAAACGGCGTGGCCATGGACTTCGCGCTCCCGGCCGACGCCACCGACGTGGTCAGCGTCGAGTACCCCGTCGCTCAGCAGGAACCGGAGTATCTCGACGAGGACGACTGGCTGGTCATGACCCAGCCGGACGACACGCAGATGCTCCATCTGACCGCGCTGGTGCTGCCGAATGCCGCACCGGCGCGGGTCCTCTACAGTGCCCCGCATAGCGTGACGGCGACGGTCGACACGGTGCCGCTGGCGGATCGAGGGGCCGCGTCGAATCTGGCCGCGGCCGTCTGCTGCCGTCAACTCGCGGCGTATTACTCGCAGACCTCGGACTCCACCATCGCGGCGGACGCGGTGAACTATCGGACGAAGAATCAGGAGTATCTCGCCCTGGCGCGCGCCTACGAAGAGGCCTACCAGCGGGCCGTCACGGGCGGGGGACGCGCGGCCAGTGTCAGCAAGGACGTCGAGGATGTTGCGATGTTCGCCCAGGGGTCTGGCGTGCCCCGCTTCTACCACGGACGGCGATGATTACCTACACCGTGCGGACAGCCGGGCCGATCTTCTCCGGATCACTCGCCCAGCGGTTCGATGCCGAGATACAGGGAGAACTCGCCCAGCTCGGCGCGCTGGGGCAGCGGCTCGTGGTGCAGGGGACACCGCGTGGCATCGCGGCCGGCGGCGGCGGGTTGGCCGGCTCGATCAGCATGGCGATGCGGGGCACACCGGCCGCGCGGGAGTCCGTCGTGTCGTCGTCGCTCTTCTATGCGCCCATAGTCGAGGTCGGCCGGCGACCGGGTCGCAGACCGCCCGTCGAGGCTATCCTCTTGTGGACGCGCCGCAAGCTGTCGGTGCCTGCGCGGGATGCTCGGCGCGTCGCGTTCCTCATCGCCCGCAAGATCGGCCGGTCCGGGTTCAGGGGCTCGCACATGTTCCAGCGGGCCGCCGAGCGGATATCGCCGATAGCGTCAACGCGGTGGGCCGCGCTGGGCGAGCGGCTGGCCCGCCTCGGCAATGGGACGGCCTGATGGCCCTGGCGGATATCCGGGCGGCGGTGAAGGCGCGCATCGAGGCGGTGCCTGACGTCGGGAAAGTCTGGCCCTATGAGCCGCACGTCACGCGGACCGAGGACCGGGAGACGTACTTCGTCTCGCATAACGAAATCCGCGCCTGGACTATTACCCGGGAGTCGACCCAGGAGATGGATACCGGCCCGCGGACCCACGATGACGCCATGGCGGCCGTGAACTTGGCGACGCATGGCCTCGTGCTCCGGCACTACCGCTCGATGAACGGGCATGCGGCCAGCGAGGAGGCGTTTCAGGACGCCATCGAGGCCGTCCGCGATGTGCTCCGCTACGAAGAGCGGAGCCTGCTCGGGCTGCCGTCGGTCCACACGTGCGGTCCGCCGTCGGTCCGGATCGCCGAGGCGAGGATGCTCGGGATTGCCGGCGCCGGGGATGCCCTCGTGCATTACGCCGAGGTGTATCTGCCGGTCGTAGAGTCGGTGAGCCCGCCGTGGCCATGAAGGACACCCTGCGCATCCGGCGTGACGGCTGCCAGGTGCATGTGACCCTCAAGGGCCGCATCCAGGCCGTGCCCTTTCCGCGCCTGCCGCGGATCGAGGCCGCGGGCACGGTCATCGGCGACCTCGTGGATGTGGACTTGCGACTGACGGCCGACGAGGCGTGGAAGGCCGGCGAGATGTTGCAGGAACTGGCTCGACAAGCGGAGCGCTATACCCGCGACCTGGTCGCGACACCGGGCGCGTGAGGAGGGGATGAGATGAATGTCACGGGCTCGGTGTCCATCGTTGTCGATCTGGTCGCGAGCAAGACCATCGCGACGGGGCTCACGCCGTCCGTCCCGGTGCGCAAGACCTTCAGTTGGCCCATCACCAACGGCACCGGCGCCGACCAGGCGAACGAACTCTATGTGGCCGAGCGGACGGTGCCCACCGGCGCGACGGACTCGCTCGACTTCTCGGGGACCTTAACCGATCTGTTCGGGGATACCTTCGTGCTCGCGAAGCTGAAGATGATCGCCATCAGCAATCGCACGACGAGCACCACGAACCTCACCATCCAGCGTCCGGCCGGCGCGACCGGCGTGCCGATCTTCGGCGCCGTGAGCGATGCCCTGGCCCCGCTGACGCCGGGCAATGCGATGTGTGTGTGGTATCGGGCCGCCGCGGGCATTGGCGTGACGACCGGCACGGCTGACATTATCGAAGTCGTGAACTCCGCGGGCGCGTCGAACACCTACGACATCATTGCCCTCGGCACGGACGCCTAAGGCTCGGGCGGGGAGGGAGACCAGACCATGCCAGCGTCACTTGCAAAAGGCACCGTTGTCCAGACGGAGACCACGGAAGGCAGCGGCATCTACACGACGATCCCGCTGCAGACGAATCTCCAGGGGCCGCAGTTGACCTCGACCGAGCACAACGTGTCCTCGCATGACACGGTGGGCCTCGTGATGGAATTCCTCGGCGGCATGATCGACCCCGGCTCGATGACATTTTCCATCTGGGAAGACGTCTCGCTCGCGGCCCATCGCCAACTCGTCGCCGACAAGCTGTCTCTGGTCCAGAGGAATAACAAGAAGCTCTGGCCGAACGGGTACTTTCAGACGCTCCGGTCATATGTCCGGGATTACAACCCGACGCACGGTGTCGACGCGCCGCACACCGCGCAAGTGCAGCTCCGCTGCACCGGGTTGCCTGGCGTGATCACTGCGCCGTAAAGCGATTCACCCGCGGCCTTCCCGGCGTCGGCCCTCCCTCCCGGGGGCTGCCCGCGAGTGGCCGAATAGCGCGGCACCGGGAGCGGCTGGCCGCGGAACCGACTACCCGGGCCCCGGCAGCGGGTCCGGCCGAAGGGGGAGATGAGCGATGAACCTTGTGCCGACCACCGTCCTGCTGGATCGCGAGCGCGAGCTGCGCTTCGACTACGACGCGATTGATTCTCTGTCGAGCCTCCCGCGGGTGACGCGCGACGGGATGTCGCCGTTGGAAATCTGGGGCCAGGCCAACGGATTTCAGACGCAGGCGATGGCCATGATGTTGTGGGCCGGGTGCCGTCACGCCGACAAGAATCTCACCCTCGACGACATGCGCCGTATCCTGCGCTCCGCGCTGAAGGGTGGGCGCACCACGCACAAGGAGCTGAACGGCAAACTCAATGCCGCGATGAACCAGTCGGGCGTGCTCGGCATCTTCAACCCGGCGCTCTCGCCCGATGCGGATGACGCGGATGAGGAAAACCCTACTCCAGCGCCGGCGATGACGCCGATCGCGTCGAGCTCTGGCGACAGCAGGCCGCACGGCGAATAGCCGAGACACGCCGTGTCGCCATCCGCCTCCTCGGCATCTCACACCGCAAGTTCGGGCGGTGTACGCCCATCGAGATCGAGGAGCGCATCGAGGGCGCGAAGTGGCGCCTACAACTCCGCTACGACCTCGCGGCATGGGGAGTCCTGCAGGCATTGGCCAAGCATGAGGGGGGACGCATCGCCCTCAGAGACCTGCTGGGGCGTGAGCCGATCGACTTGGACCCGCGCATCAAGCCTGTGCGGGAAGGGCCGACGCGAGAAGAAATAGAGATGTTCGAAAAGGCCGGTAGCCCAGGCGGGGTGATGACCGAGGAAGAGATCGCGACTGCGTATGACGAGCTGATCCCGCCGTCGCATCGGCATCTGTTCGCGCTGGAGTCCTGATGGCCACTACCGCGAACACGGTCGAGCTTCGGATCGTCGCGAGCGGTGCCGACCAGGCCGCGCGCCAGCTCCAGGGTGTTGCCGCCGCCGGAGCCCATGTTGGCACGGTCACCACGTCGGGCGCGTCTCAGGCGTCCGCCGCCCTCAACGGGCTGAGCGGTTCCCTGAAAGGGGTGCAGGGCGCCGCCGCTAACGTCAGCACGGCGATGCAGACGGCCGGCCTCAACACCGGCATGCTGGGCCAATCACTCGCCGCGCTCGCGACGCCGCTGGGCGCCGTAGCTGTTGCGCTCGGTGCGGTGGCCAGCGCAGCGATAGCTGGCGTCCGCGCTATGTCGACCAACGCCGACGAAGTCAAGCGCCTCGTGGCCGTGTCCGGGCTCAGCGCGGAGGCGGCCGACAATCTGGCCGATACGTTCCAGCTCCTCGGCAAGGACAGCACGGCCCTCACGAACGCGATGTTCAAAATGGGCACCGAGATCGACGGCGGCGGGAAGGCGCTGGCGAAGCTCGGCGTCAATCTCCAAGACAGTAGCGGGGCGCTCAAGAGCGAAGGCGAATTGTTCCTCGAAGTGCGCGACCGCATCTCGGAGATGGGCAGCGCAAGTGAGCGGAGCGCCGCGCTGACGCAACTCTTCGGGCGCGCCGGTCGTGAGTTGGCCGACGTCATGTCCCTCTCGCGTGAGGAATTCCGGCGCGTCGCCGAGCAAGCAGGCGCGTACAGCGAGTGGAACGAGACGCTGCAAGCTCAGACGGTGGAATACCAGCGCGCGCTCGCGGCGCTCGGTCTCCAGTTCGACGCCTTGGCGCAGACGATCGGGCGGACGGTGATTCCGCCGCTGACGGAGTTCCTCCGGTACCTCTCGGAGGTGATCGCCAAGTCCAAGGACCCGATCGACTTCGTCATTCGGTTCACGTTCGGCGCGAACCCGTTGACGGAAATATCGTCGGCCATCCGAGCCCAGATCGACGCGGTGGGCGAGGCGCTGTTCCCGACGATTCGCGCCAAGATTCGCGCGCAGATCAAGGCCGAGATGGACGCGGCCGGCGAGTTCGCGCGGGAACTGGCGCGCGGCGAGTCGATGTCGACCATGGGCGCGACGGCGCAGCGGACGCCGTTTGTGCCCAAGGTCGACGACCAGGCGATGAAGCGCGCGGCCGCAGAAGCGGAGAAACTCGCTAAGCAAATTCGCGACATCGACGAGGCGCTGCGCGAGGCATCAACGGGATTTGATGCCGCCGTGCTGGAGGCCGGCTGGCAGCGCGTCGAGTCTGGCCTGGAGAAAGCCTACCAGCAGGCCGCCGAGATAGACGCCCTGCTCGCATCGATCCCGGCCGACTTCGATGCGGCAATGCTGGAAGCCAAGTGGGCGCGCGTCGAGGCAGGGATGGAGCGCGCCGTAGCACAGGCGCAGGCCATCGACGCGGCGCTCGCCGCGATCACAGACGACTTTGACGCTGAGGTCCTGGAGGCGGGCTGGCGCCGACAGGAGGCCGCGCTCGACAAGGCGGCATCGCGCTCCGAAGAGTACGCGACATCGCTCGCGATCATCGGCGCGCAGGCGCAGATTCTCGGACGAGACTTTGATGCGACGGGTGCGCGCATCTCGATCCTGCAAGGGCACCTCAACGCGCTCCTGTCGGCGAGCCGCGGTGAGATCACGCCGGCTATCGCGGAGCTGGGCGCGACGATACGCATGGAACTCGCCGACCAGTCCCTCTACCAGTCCATCGAGCAGGGCTTTCTCTCCATCACCGACACGTTCTCGAAGATGGCGACGGGGCTGATTCAGGGCACGCTGGATATCGCGGACGCGTTCAAGAATCTCGGCCAGTCGCTGCTCATCAACTTCGTCAACGTCGTCCTCCACGAAGTCTTCGATCCGATCCTGAAAGCCGCCGCGTCCTTCGTCTCCGACCTGCTCGGCATGTTGCTGGGTCGCCAGAGCACCGGCGCCGCGGGCGGCCTGCTCGACGCGATCGTCGGCGCGTTCTCGGGCGCAGGCGGATTGGGCGCGAGCACGGGCGGCGGCACCATCAACCCCGAACTGCTCGGCGCGGGTGCGACTGGCACCGGCGGCGGCTTCGGCATGGTCGCTGACGTCGGTGGTTACCTGGCCACGGCGTACTCTGCTGCCGCGTGGGCGCTCGATAAGTTGGGCATCGCGAAACTGCCGTCCATCCTGGACCTCGTTGGCAAAGGGCTTACCTATGTAGGGGAAGCTGCCGGGCTGATTACACCGGCGGCCACGGCTGCGTCGGCTGAATTCGCAACGCTGGCAACGTCACTCGGGCTGGCCGGTACAGCCGCGGCGGCCGCCGGAGCAGCGGCGGTATCCATGAGCGGCGGCGTGGTGGGGCTCACGTCTGCGGTCGGCGCCTTCGGTCCTATCGCCACGACCACGGCCGAGGCGATCATCGTTGGCGGCGGCGCGTTCGGTGCCACCGCCGGAGGCACGGTCGGGAGCGCGGCGACCGGCGCCGCAGCATCGGGAGGCATCGCGGGCGGCAGTCTCGCGGTGATGGGCGCGGGCTTTGTGCTCGGGCTGCCGTTCATCCTCAAAATGCTGCAAGACTTCGGGGTGCTCGGCCGCAGTCACGCTGACGTCCTGCACGAGAGATTCCAGGGGGCTCGGGCGGCGCAAGGTGTGCTGATCGATGTCAACGCGGCGCTGCCGGACCTGACGCTGCAGAAGGCGCAGACCGATGCGAGCGTCCGCGGCAATCTGGCCTTGCTGGGGAGTTTCGCGACCTTCTGGCGCGATACCGCCAAGGCTGAGCTTGAGGCGGGCATGGGTGGCGCCGGTCAGGAGTGGCGCCTGGCGCTCTCCAACAAATTCATCGAGCAGCTCGGCGAGCTGGATATCGCGGCGGACTGGAAAGCCGCGATGGATTTAGGCCGAGAGAACACGGGGATCGGCCTGCTCCACGGCACCGTGCCGTTTCAGGACGTGGGCGCATGGGAGAAAGTGCTGGAAGCGTACTCCGACGTCTTGGCCGTCCTGCTCGCCAGCGCCGACGTCGAGCGAAGGCGCGCGGAGGAGATCGAACGGTTCAACCGCGAGGTCAGGCCCGGTCTGATCGCGGACCTCCTTGGCGATCCCGTCCAGATCGCGCTCCTGCTCGACCTGCCCGCCCTCGCGCAGGAAGGCGAGGAGACGGCCGACACCATGACGCGCATGGTCGTCGCGCTGGACGGCATCGGCCAGGCGATGGACATGCTCGGCGTCCGCGCCGCCCAGCTTCGCGGCGACCTCGATATCCCGGCGCAACTGGTCGAGCGTCTCGCGGAGATCGACAAGGCGATCGACATCGCCAACGTTGCGCCCGTCACGACACAAGACCCGGCGAAGATGAACGCCGCGATCCAGGACCTCATCACCCTGGAGGAGCAGCGTCTGGCGCTGATCCTGGAGACCACCGCCGCGCTCCGGTCCCAGATGCAGGCGCAGGCCGCGTCGCTCTCTAGCGGATTCGTCGCGCTGGCGCAGGCCGCACCGGTGCTCAATGACCTTGGTATCGCCGTCTACAACATGACGTATGCGCTCGGCGACGTCATCAACATCCTCGGCGAGGTGGGCGATGCCGCGGGCCAGCTCGCCACCGTCGGGAGTCAGGTGGCGGCGTTCGCCGCCGAGATCAGCGGCGCCGACCCGGCCGTGATCCTGGGGAGTGCCCGGGCTCTGGCCGCTGGCCTCAGCGCCACGGCGGCCAGTGTCAACGCGCTGGAGGATGCCCAGCAGCGCATGGCCGGTCTGACGCAACTCCTCGGCGCCCTGACGACGGGCTACCAGGAGGCGACCGCAGCCCTGGCCGCCCACTTCGCCGAGCTCCAGGCGCAGGAGGAAGCCCTCCACGCCTCCAGGATCGACGCTCTGCAGTCGGAGGTCGATGCGGCCACCCGGATCGTCGAGGCGTACTACGGCTCCCAGAGGGACGCCCTGACGGCGCTCCTGGCGACCTCTCGCCAGTTCTCGGAGTCCGCTCGACGCGTCCGGGATCAGATACTCGGCATCCAGCTCGCGCCTACCACGTCGGCGCTCAACCCGGCGGATCGACTCGATGTGGCCCTGACCGAGCTAGGCGCCGCCTTCGCCAAGTTCCAGGCGACGCCGACCGCTGAGTTGGCCGACCGTGTCGGCGAGCGCGTGGGGCAAGCCCTGACGGCCGCCGGCGAGGTGTTCTCGCGGCCCTCGCCGGCCTTCGCCGCGTTGAGCGGTGACATGATCTCGATTCTGGAGACGGTGGCGGCGACCGCGGAAGCGCGCGTCGTCCCCGAGGAGGCGTCGCGGATTCTGCTGGCGTCGATCGACGCCTCGGAGACGGCCGCCCTGATCGAGCTGGGCGCGATCAACTCGGCCACGGCCGCCACAGAGGCCTACCTCAAGGGCACCCTCACCAAGGAGAATCTCGACCGGCTGCAAGACCTCGGCATCATCTCGCTGGCCCAGAAGGAGATCGCGACGGCGCTGGGTTCGCCGCTGACCGTCGAGACCGGTCTCAAGGAAATCCTCTCGGGCCTTGGGCTCTCACCCGAGACGGAGCAGTCGCTCAACGCCATCGCCGGCGTAGTGGCGGCCGGCAGTAGCGCGGCGCAGGCGATCAAAGACCTGAACACCGACCACGCCGCGAAGCTCGACGCCATCGCTGAGGCTGAGGCCGCGTGGGGCGCAGTGCTCAACCTGGAGCTAGCCAACATCGCGGGTCAGATCGTCGGCACGACAGCCGAGGTGCTCGATGTCGCCACCGAGGTAGGCGTAGTCAACTCGACGCTCTGGCACATCAGCACCCAGACGAACGGCATCTGGGGCGCGGCCAATGCCCTGTTGACTGAGCTGGTGACGACGCGGGCCGACCTCGTGCGCGTCATCGGGACCGCACCGGTCGATCAATTCATGCGCGACAGGGCCAAGGAGACCGCGGATAGCCTGCAGAATCTGCGCGAGTCGATCCATGGGTCACTCTGGCTGCTCGTCAGCGGACGGCTCGACGCCATCCTCGATCAGGGCGGCCCGCAGGCTGTGGCCGACGCGCTCAAGGGGCCCGCTGAGCAGACGGCGAGGAACACGTCGCTCATCGCGGCCAACATCTACTGGATGACCCACGCGCTGCGCGGGGGCATTGGCTTGGAACAGGTGGCGCTTCCGCAAGCCGCCACGGGGATGTGGGACGTCCCGCGCGACCAGGCGGTCTTCGTCCATCGCGGCGAGATGATCAAGCCCGCCGCCGCCGCTGAGTGGGAGCGCCGCGGGGGCCTGTCCGTCCAGACGGCGTCCGGATCGCGCACTGAGACAGAGCGCTCGGTGAATATCACGCTCAACATCTCCGGCGCGGACGATCCCCGGCGCGTCGGCGACGAAGTGATCCGTCGACTCCGGCGCGAGCTGGGGTTGTACGGGAAGACGCTCTGATGATCTGCCCCCATCTGCGGCCAGCCGGCGCGCTTTGCCGGGGACGCCTAGAGCTGCAGGGACGGAGGCCATGAGACGGCAATCAGGCTGGGGCTATATAGCGATGGAGCATGCCTACTTTGATTGGATCTTCAGCCCCGAGTATTGGACGGCATGCCCACCGGGCGCATCACCATCGTGGGCGCGCGGTATATGGCGGCTGGGCTAGATGGCGAGCCAGTCTTACATCTCCTTCTCCAACCTCGCGAAGACGGCGACGATCACCGTCTCGTCGGAAGCCAGCGGCTATCCCAAGGCCAACCTCCAGGAGCCGGAACTCCTCGGCCTGCCCTGGCGCGCCACGGTGGCCACGGACTCGTGGATCGTGATCGACCTCGGCAGCGCAATTCCCTTCGATCGCCTGTCGCTGATCGGCGCCAACGTCACCAGCGTCAAGATTCAGCAACACACCTCCGACTCGTGGGGCGCGCCCGCGTACGACTCCGGCACGCTGACCATCGGCCGCGATCCCGACCAGCGGCTCTATCGCCTGACGGTGGCGAGCGGCGGAAATTTCACGCGCCGGTTCACGCGCATCGTCATCCCGACGCAAACGCCGGTGAGCGGCTCCACGTTTGAGCTAGCGGGCATCCACCTCGGAAATTTCACCACTATCCCGCACGGCATCGCCGTCTTCCCAGGCTATCGCGCCGCCCGCGCCAGACCCTTCGTCTCGCACCGGGCGCAGCTCGGCGGGTGGAGCGTGGCGTACCCGAGCGGCGACACCTTCTCGACGCCGCGCTATTCCAGGTTTGCCGCGAAGAGCACCACGACGCCAGGCATCGGCGACGAGTACGCGTCGTGGCTCGCGATCGACCGCCAGATCGACGCGGCGCCCAAGGGCATCTTCTGCCTCGCGCTGCCCTGGCTCGGCCCGGGCGCCGTGGGGATGTTCCGCCAGGTGAATGACCACGACTGGCAGGACGACGGCGCCACGGTCATGCGAGACGCCTGGGACCTCGACGAAGCGAGTGTCGGCTGATGGCCATCTTCACCTTCGTCCGGCGACACCTGGCCATCTTCGGGTTCTCGCCGACCGCACCCGGAGAACCCGACGACCTCAACGGGCACATGCTGGAGGACGGCCTCGGCAAGGATTACTGGGGGCAAATCTACCTGGACTCCGAGGCCACGAATGAGGCGTTGAGCAATGATGGCCGCGCGTGGACCAACTGCCCGCTGCGGTACTCGCTGATCGCGAGCTCGGCCGCGATCGCCAACACCACCACGCCGTCGTACTTCAGCAAGACGATCACCATTCCGGCGCCGTCGGCCAACTTCCTCGGGATCAACGTCGCGGGGACGATGGTGCGCGTGACCGCGATGGGATCGATGGGGACGAAGGCGTCGTCGCCGGGCGGTCTTGTCAACGCGGGCATCTACCGCCCGACGGGGAACCTGGTGTTTGGCGAAGCGGGCGCCGTCCCGGCATTCGCGGGGGGCCTGGGCGGCGCCGGGTGGGCGATCCAGTCGATTAGTACAGTGCGGACCACGGGGGCGAGCGGTACGATGTCGCGGGGTGCGCTGTCGAGTTTCCCCGGCGTCGTGGGAACCTGTCAGGCCGCAGGCACGCTCACCACGATCGACATGACGGCCGCCATCGAGATCGGCGTGGCGTGGGCCTGGGCGACGGCCGACGTCGCGAACACCGCGACGCTCACGCAACTCCTGGTCGAGATCGCCTACCCAGGATCGACGGTGAGCTGAGAAAGGAATAGCCCATGGCATTTCAGGCTTCTGTCGCCGTCCGCAACGCCAAGCTCGACGCCGTGGAAACGGCCATTGGCACTTCGGCCGTGCTCAAAATCCGCACGGGCTCGCAGCCGGCTTCCGTGGCGACCGCGGATAGCGGCACGGTGCTGGCCACGGTCAATCTACCGTCCGACTGGATGGCGGCCGCGTCGAGCGGCACGAAGGCCATGGCGGGAACGTGGCAGGACAGCTCGGCTGATGCGACCGGGACGGCGGGGCACTACCGCATCTACGCCAGCGACGGCACGACGGCGCATTTGCAGGGCAGCGTGACGGCTACGGGCGGGGGCGGGGACCTCACGGTTGATAGCGTGAGCTTCACGGCCGCGCAGTCCTTCACCATCACCTCCTATACCTGGACCGAAGGGAACGCCTAGCAGCCGACTATGGCGATCACCGTCACGCTGCGCTCGCAAACAGCAGACGCGACCGACGCCTCGTTTTATGGCATTGCGAGCGTAACGCCCTCGTCCAATAAGCTCAGCCTGTTGGCCGTCACGTCGCATCGGGGCACTGCGACACCGACGGTGCCAACCGTGACGGGCTGCGGGCTTACGTGGGTCCAGGTCGCGACGGTCACCTACAACACGCTGGCCTCGGCGGACTCGCGCCTCACGGTGTTTCGCGCGATGGGCGGCTCACCGACCGAGGGGAACATCGTCGCGGATTGGTCCGGCGTGACGCAGCAATGCGGGCTCCTGAGCTGGGCCGAAGCGGATGGCGTCGACACGGGCGGCACCAACGGCTCGGCGGCCGTGGTGCAAGCGGTCACCAGCGCGTCGAACGCCGCCACGTCCATCGGCGCGTCGCTCTCGCCCTTCGGCGACGGGACGAACAATGCCGCCTGGGCCGTGGCGACGCACGACGGATCGGTCTCCGCCATGACCGTCACGGCGAACGGCTACACGGAACTCGGGACACAGCAAACGATCACGGCGCCCAACGCGCGCATCGGCTCGGCGTGGCGAGTGGGGGACGCCGATCCATCCTTTACCTGGACGGCCAACCGCGACGTCGCGATGATCGCCGTCGAGATCAAAGCCGCCGCAACCGGTGTCACCGGCAGTGGCGCGGTCACCTTCGACGGGATGACCTCCAGCGGGGAGGGTAGTGTCGGCGGCGGCGGTGGCGCGGCCATCGACCAGGGCTACGACTTTCGGGCGTCGGAACCATACGTTACCGATGCTGATGGCGAGATATGGGTCGGCGGTGGCACGGCGAATGGGTGGTCGACCGATGATGTCAACGCGACGGACGGTAGTACGGGCGTGGACTACCGACTCGCCGGGAGTTGCTGGATTGAGAACGACGGCACGCAGGGGACGTACTCGATCACCTTGCCGTCGACCGGGACATTCACGATTCGCATCGCGGCCGGCGCAGTAAGCTTTGCGTCAGATGAACAGTTCGTCCAGATTCAGGATGACACAACGCCGGTCCTCACTATCAATCAGGCGGCCGGCTATGGGATCGCCCAGTTCTACGACGCGACGAACACGCTCCGGACTAGTGCGTCGGATTGGGTCAGCAACAACGCCTCGGTTGATCTGACCTTCACGACCACGACGCTGCGCATTCTCCTCGGCACGGCTGGCTCAAACCCGAGCACGTGGTCCGCTATCGCCCATCTCCACATCTTCAGCGCGGGAGGGGGGGGCGGTGGCCCGGTCGAAGGCGTCGGCGCCGTGACCTGGGCCGGGATGACGTCCAGCGGGTCCGGCATCGGGCCGGGCGGGTCGTCCGGCAAGCCCGCGCAGGGCGCGACGGTCAACGCCGCGCATGCCCTGGCGCCGGTCCACTGTTGGCTCATGGATGAGGCGACGGGCCGTCCGCACGATATCGGCACGGCGGCCTTGCCGCCGCCGTCGCTCGACACGCCGACATGGAGCACGGTCGGCGGCTTCGGGGCGGTCACGCAATGGGACGGGACCAAGCACACGGAGTACGGGACCGGCAATCTCCTGGCGGGCTCGACGAAGTTCACCATCGTTCTGTCTGCGAAGCCGGACGCGACGCTCGGATGGAACCAGACCGGCGCGTTTCTCTCGAAGAAGGTCTCGGCTGGGTCTGGATTCATCCTGATGTTCGGCCCCAGTGCGTCCGGGTTCACGTCGTCGATGTGGTTCGAGGTCGGCATCGGCACCACCTACGGCATTGATTACGGGTGGTATGTTCCCACGCCGAGCGGCACTCAGCAGCAGATCATCGTGGCCTACGATGCCGCGCGCGCGGCCGGCGACCGCGTGCGCCTCTACATCGACGGGACGCAGATCACCGATGGCCACAACGGCGGTAGTCCGGTTTCCGTCGAGGGCACGCCGACCGTCCCGAGCGATACGACGACGATGATCAAGCTCGGCGAAGGCGCGAAGTGGTCGGAGACGCAAGACGGCAAGGAGTTCAAGGGCGACCTCGGCTATCTCTACATCATCAACAACTTCTTCCCGACGGCCGGCGAGGTCGCGTCCCTCGCGAGCAACCCGTTCCCGTTCGCGCGCACATCGCCGCTGCTCACCGCGATCTCGGCGACCGGGCTCACGAACACAACGGCCACGATCACGTGGACCACCGAGGTGAACGCCACCTCGCGTGTCGAGTACGGGATTACGGATTACGCGCAGTCCGCCACGGATGGCGCGCTGGTCACGGCGCACAGCATGCCGCTGTCCGGGCTCACGCCGAATACCGTCTACCAGTTCCGCGTGAAGTCGACGGCGAGCAGCGTGACGGCCACGTCGGGACATTTCAGCTTTCAGACGACGCCGACCCCGGCAGTGCTCGGGCCGGTCCTCATCGATAAGCTCAGTTCCACTAAGGTGCGGGTCTCCTTCGCGTCGGACATCCCGACCACGGCTGTCGTGGACTATGGCGTGACGGTCGGCTACGGGAGCCAGGTCACCGATACGACTCTCCAGACATTGCACCGCATCATGCTGTCTGGTCTGTCTGCCGCGACGCCGTATCACATCCGGGCCACGGTCACCACGGCGAGTCTCGTGAGCACGCTGTCGCCTGACCGTGTGTTCCAGACCACCATTGCGGACATCGTGGCGCCGGCTGCCATCACGAATCTGTCGGTGCTCGCCAACCGGATCGCCCAGAACGGAGTCCGTCTTCGGTGGACGGCGCCTGGCAGCGATGGCACCACCGGGCGGGCCGCAACCTACACGGTGAAGCGTTCCACGGCGATGATTAACGAAGGGAACTTTGCTGCGGCGACAACGGTCGCCCAGACGATCGACGCGACGATGGCCGGTGGGACGGAGGAGGTGATCGTCCCAGGACTCAACCCGTCGACCACGTATTTCTTCGCGGTGAAGACGACGGACGCAGAAGGCAACACCTCGGCTGTCTCGAACATCCCGTCGACGACGACGCTCGCTGGCCGCGCGGCGCAAGACGTCTGGGGTGGCGATACGCGTATCCAGTCGCCGACCGGCATCAATGTCGGCTGCACGTTCTCGGGTGTGTCGACCGGGATGACGTCGACCGTCTTGACGCACGCGGGCGCGAGCTTCCCGATTGATGGCCGCCTCGTGGGCAAGCTCATCTGTCCGAACACCGCGTTTGTGGACGCACCACCGAATAACCGACAACTCTGGTACCGGATCGCCAGCAACACCGCCACCACGATCACTATCGTGGGAGGGCCCGATGGCGCGCTGACCGATCACGCGACGTCGGGTAACGCCTACATGATCACCGGCGTCTTCCGAGTCGAAAAGATCGGAGACCAGTGGTGGTTCATCGATCCGGAGGGCTACGCCTACTGTCATCGGGGCGCGGTGGGCGTGGTCGACAAGTTTGGCGGCGGCTTCGAGACAACCAACGTCTACACGGCGATCTACCTGGAGACTGCGGCCGGGACGAAGACGGCCAACCTGCGCCTGGAAGGTGCGTCATGGGCCATGGACCCAGCGGCGGCGCCTGGCGATGTTATCGACTCCAGCGGCGTCACTTGCCAAGCCGTCAACGACAAGATGTACATTGGTCACTCCCGCCCCTTCGCCGAGACGTACTTTCAGATGAGCCAGGTGGGTGTGGGTGGGGCGATCCAGTGGTACTACTCCATCAGCGGCGGCAGTGGCTGGCAACTCCTCGGCGTGGGCGGGGCGACCGGGCATCCGTACAACACGCTCGCGTTCTCCGGCAATGCGAACTACACCGATCAGTCCTGGGCGTTCCACATCTCGGATACGGGAACGATTCAAGGCAATGGGCAGGGCTACAACGGGCTCCGGGTCTCGTGGTTTCGTCCGGAGCAGTATCCGGCGCCGACGGATTGGGCTCCGGTGACGCTCTCCGGCACGGACGGCGTCGCTCGGTACTATCTCCGTGGCGTCGTGACCACGCAGTTCACGACGGACCCGAAGGTCAATGCGTGCTTCGATTGTACGCGTCAAAGCCAGTTGATCGACCTCAAGTATCAGGGGGCCTCCGTCTCGATCGGCCAAGGGCTCTGGGATCAGATGAGAGGGTGGGGTCTGACGGGGTGCGGCTACTCGTCGAGCTACGCCGACTACGCGATGGCGGCCGGGCTCGTGCGGCATGCCCCGATCTGGCATCACACCAACGTGACGTATAACGCCGAGCCGATCGTCAAGAATATGTACTCGCAGGTTCCGAACTCGGGCTCGCCTGATATAGGGCGCTCCATCTACGGGGTGTCGACGGGTCTGACGGCCACGACGTTGACCGATAGCACGGCGCCCTTCGGGGCCGTCAATAGTCTCGTGGGCAAGCGGATGGTGCCGAACACCGCCGCCGATAACTCCACCTTCTCGTATTCCTATCCGATCGTCTCGAACACCTCTACCGTGGTCACAATCTCTGGTGGGGATACGGCCAGCATGCTCGACCATGCGACCGTCGGCGACCAGTGGAAGATCGCGATGGAGATCGGTCGCGAGCAGGTCGACGTCTGGGAGCCGAGCCTGTACGACAGCGCCGGGGACATCCTAAACTATCCACCGTCCAGTCCCTACGTCTGGTGGCACTTCCGGCCCAATCCGAATGTCCTCTTCTACGTCACCGACGAGCCCGACTTTATTTACGGGATGTCCTGGGAGTACGAGCGCACGCACATGATCTATTGCGTGGCCGCGAGCAATCCCTATCGCGTCGAGAACCTCAAGCACGGGCCGGTCGGGGGTGGAGATCACCGGCTCTTTGCCAAGTACGCTTGGCGCGACTATCTGAGATACAAGTACAAGCCCGCGGCCGAGTCGAAGACGCCGCTGACGCGCGAGTCGACGGTGCCGCTGTACACCTACACCGGGAGCGCTGACGATAACACGGCGCTCACCAATCTCAACGCCGCGTGGAACACGGCCTACACCACGTGGGACACGCAGAGCGGCAGCATCGCGGCCGGGACGAACGCCTGGAAGTGGGACAACACGACCGGAACTGGATTTATGGATGAGAACGGCATCCACCTCGTGACGACGTTCCCGCCACTGGCCAACGGCAGCGTCGGCGCGCACGTCAGCTATGACAACCTGGAGGCCAACTGCCGGACCCAGGCTATCTACAACGATATCCGCGACTTCTCGGCACTTACCGCGAGCAAGTACACCTACATCGTGTACGACCAGCTTCACGCGCGATCACCGAACCTCGTCGCGAGCTTCTTCTACGGACCCTCGCCGGAGCAGGCGCGGGCCATCAACGAATATGCCGATATCGAATGGACGTCGACCAGTCCGCTCCTGACGCGCGCCGAGAATGCCGCGGCGAATAATACGGCGCTCCCTGGCCACGTCGTATATCGCTATTTGAACGACCACGAGAGGCCGCTCTACTACGAAGTCTATACGATGTGCACGCAGGACTCGCCGATCAACTACGGCGGCGTGGTGTCGTCGGTCTCCTACTCCAGCGGCACCAACCGTACGGAGATCACCTGGACGCTGGGGCAACCGCTCCTGATCAGGAACAGCGTCGACAAGTTCATTCACGTCGTCGAGAGCGACACCGCGCACCGGATCGTCGATTTCGTGGGGACGACCCTGTACGTTGCCGGAGATCAAACCGCGTTCGTGGCGGTCGGGAACACCATCGAGGTTCCGGATGCTATCGCGCTGGCCTGGGGCTATCCTGACTGGCCGAAGACGCATGCGTCGGCAGCCGCCGCGGAGCGCGACGAGCTGTCGTCGCTCGTCATGACCGCGCGGGCGCCAGACGGGACGTACCCCGTCGCCGGCATCTCGAAGTGGGGATTCCAGGACAACCCGCAGATGCTCGGCTATGAGACCTCGGCATGGGGGTGGAACACCTCGCAATTCAACGCCTACGACGGCATTGAGAACGTCGTCCCGGCCACGAAGGACGCCAACGGCGTGTGGCGCGGTGGCGAGTACAAAGCCTACGGCGATTACGTCACCACCATGCGCGCGTTCATGCTGAGCCTAGAGGACACGCTGGTCCTCCGGACCACGGTCCCGCTGGCGCCGACCTTCGTGAGCACGACGGCAGTGACGTGGGACGCCAACGAGCTGGAGACCTTCAGCGTGGCGACGGCCGGGAGTCCACCCGCCGCCATCACGCTTGATGCCGGATCGCTCCCGGCTGGGACGGCGCTGCTGAGCAACGGAGACGGCAGCGCGGTCCTCGGGGGCGTGCCGACCGTGACCGGCACGTTTCCTATCACGCTTCGCGCGACGAATTCAGCCGGGACTGTCACCCAAGCATTCACGATCCATCTGGGCGCGGCCCCGCCGAGTCCGACGCTCGTGACCAGAAAACTATTGCTCGGAGTAGGAGCGTAAAAGGGCCATGGCCGACAATGTCACCGCGAACGCAGGGACCGGCGGCTCCACCTTCGCCACCGATGATATTAGCGGAGTCCACTACCCGCGGAGCAAGGTCGTCTGGGGCTCGGATGGCGTCGCGACGGATACAGCTGATAGCGGAGGATCGAGGCTCCCGGTCAAGGTCGGCGACGCGCTCCCGGCCGGCACCAACAACATCGGCGACGTCGACGTGCTCACGATGCCGGGCGTGGTCGGCGACGTGGCGCATGACGCCTCAGACTCGGGCAACCCGCTCAAGATCGGCGGTGTCGCCAGGACGACCGACCCGACTGCCGTATCCGCGGCCGGGGATCGCGTCAACTTCATCGGGGACACGCTCGGGAAACAGGTGGTGCTCCTGGGCGCGGTCCATGATCGCCACACGAACGGCAAGGGGACCTTCACCAACTCGACCGCGGCCGACCTGATCGCGGCGGCTGGCTCTGGCGTCAAGATCGTTATCACGAATGTCCTTGTCACGAATGCCCACGCGACGGTCGGCACCAAGGTGGAGATTCGGGACGGGACGACGATGAAGGTACAGGGGTTTGCGGCCGCTGGGGGTGGCGGCTTCGCGCTGTCGCCAGGCGTGCCGATCATGATCAGTACGGCCAACACCGCCATCACGGGTCGCTGCGCCACCACGGGCGCTGACGTGGACATCTTCGTCAGCGGATACACGATCAGCAACTAATGCACCTCACGCATCTCGTCCTCTACTCGTTTCTGTCGGGCGCCGGGGCGCCTGGCCTCACGCCTGTCGCGCGAGAGGTGCCGCAGAGCGTAGAGTTTCTCGTCCAAGTGGGCGACGTCCGCATCGGGACGTGGGCGCACGTCGGTGCGTCGTGGCTCCTGACGCCTGAGTTGTGGCTCACCACGCCGGACGCGTGGCTAAGCTTGCGCCCATCCTACCGGCCCGCGCTGCTCGATCCGGGCGTGGTGGAAGTGCGCCTGCAACGGACGTCGTACGGATTCCAAGACGTCTCCCTCTGGCGGTTCACCGTCGACAACCTCGACGGGCGGTACAACGCGCTGTGGAACGCGCAGGGCCAGCCTGTCACGCGGTGGCGCCACGATCGCCGCGCGAGCCCTCCGGTGACCATCGAGGAATTCACTGGCGTCCTCGATCGCGTGACCATCGGCGACGGGCGCGATCCCGGCATCCTCATCTGCGAGGCGACGAGCCAGGATTTGAGTGCGCTGGACACGCTGATCCCGGCGCGCCTGACGAGCACTGACCTCTTCGGCGAGTCGTGCCCCGAGCCGGGCGTGCCGATCAAGAAGGTCATCGGCGACGCGAAGAAGGTACGCCTGCCGTACGTGATTGACGACACCGTCCAGAGCATCTTTTGGTACGGGCCGCTCGAAGGCTCGGTCACCATCACGGCCGTGTACCGCAACCGCATCGGGACGGATCAGGTGGAGCAGCTCGACCCCTCCGAGTACGAGGTGGCGTACCACGAGACGCTGCGCTGGACCGCGGTGCGCACCTATCGGCGCCAGTCGGCCACGGGCGGGGGATTCCATGCGCTGTACGCCGACGTCTCGTCACCGGCGACCGAGCGTAGTCCAGCCGTCGCGCTCGGGCTGCTGATGAATGATCCGACGTGGGGCTGTGGGCAACCCGTCGATTGGGCCGCCGTCATGACCGAGGCGGCGCTCCTGCCAGCGGAATTGCGCGTCGACGGCGTCATCGGGTGGGACGAGCAGCAGCGCCCGGCCCGCGACTACCTCGACTGGATACTCATGCTCCGCGGCGGCCGGCCGGTGCTGGATCGCGAGCGCGGCTGGCGCGCCGAGTTCGACTCGCTCGCGGCGACCGAATCTATGATGGTGCTCCGCGACGACGCCGGCCCCGGAGAGCGGACGCTGCTGGAGATCGGCCAGCGCGAGATGCCGCCACTGAACGAGCGCGTGAAGACGCTACGGCTCCGCTACGGGTGGGACGATCCCACGCAAGCGCTCCTCTACTCCGCGGCGGACCGGGCGGTGAGCGACAAGGGGCGCGTGGAGATCATCGAGAATCCGATGCTGAGCGACCCGACCTCGGCGGACCACGCGGCACACTACATCGCTCTCCGCAAGGGCGACGAGGCCGACCTGGTGCGGGACGCCGTGGTCCACGAAGGCGGCCGGCGCATCCGCCCGGGGGACATCGTCCACGCGATCTGCCCGCAGCTCCAGATCGACGGTGAGGATCGCCTGGTGATCGGGGTGGCGCTCGACGCGGGCCGCCAGCGTCTCCACCATATCCGGCACTCGCCGGCCAAGTACACGCACGTGGCGGGCGCGCTGCCGACGCCGCAGGTGCTGACGGCTGCCGGCGGCGCGCTCGTGGCGCCGTTCGGCAACGTCAATACGGCCGCTGACGCCGTGGAGAACGCGGTGCGCATCGTGACCGCGGATCTCGAGGTTGCGGAGGTCGACTTCGCCGGAGACCAAGAGATTGTCTCCACCCTGTTCCAGTCCGAGGGCGGCGCGGTCATGATCTTCGCGTCGGCCACCATGCAGGACTTCGTGCCGAGCTCCGGGGCGCCGTCGGTCTCCATCAAGATCATCGTGGACGACTTCGCGACGCCGACGAATAGCGTGGTGACGCCGACCATGAGCCTGCCCGCGAGCTGGGCCGATCCGGCCGAGTTCCGGCACGCGCTGCTCGATATCGACGTGACGGTGCTCTCGCGCGGGACGCACAAGATCACGCTGCAAGGCGTCGGGGGTGGTGGCACGTGGACGGCGTTCGGCCCGCGTATCACGATCGTGGAGTTTCGACGCTGATGCCGTGCCCATCGTGCGGCTGTGGGACGAGCGACATGCTCTGCGCTTGGCACATCGAGCTGGTGGTGCCGTGGCACGAGTCGAACAAGATCATGTGCGATTTCTTCCACCGCGGCGTCGTGCCGTGCCGGCTCGCCGAGAGCGAGCGTGAGCCGGAGCACACGGCCCCGATGAGCCAGTAAAAAGGGGGGGCTGGAATGGCCGACAACCTCACAGTGACATCCGGCAACACCGGGTCATGGACGGCAGCGACGGAGGACATTGGCGGCGCCCATCACCAGCGCATTGTCCCGTATCTGCGGAGTAACGCGACGACGACCGGCTTCAACGCCACGACGTCGTCGAGCGCGGCGTTGGCAGCCAATACAGCACGCCGCGGGCTCATGATTCAGAATATGTCGGATACGGATGTCTTCGGCGCCTTCAATGCGACACCGGTCGCGACGGCCGGATCAGAGGTGGGCTTCCTGATCGCGGCGCGCGGATACGTGGAGTTCTTCACCATGGTCGACACGCGGGCGGTCAACGTCATTCATGCAGACGCAGGGAACAAGCGTCTGCTCATCACGGAGTGGTAAATGCGCAGAGTTCTCACGCTGTTGATCCTTCTGGTCGCGGTGTCGCCAGCCTGGGCGCAGGTGCAGTACGATCGGGACACTGCCGCGACCGCAAAAGACAAACTCGATATGGTCGGCTGCGTCCGACGAGACGCGACGTCGGGCGCCACCGTCACCACGGACGGGGACCGGGCGCCCTGCATCGTGGACGCGAACGGTATGCTGTGGGTCACGCTCGGCACCGTCGCGACCGCCATGCCGTACTCCACGAGCGGCACCCTCCAGAGCGCGGCCACGGCGAACGGCAACGGGACGACGCTGGCCACCGCGAATCTCGTGGCGGCCGTGCTCACTGTCAACTGCGCCTCGTGCTCCGGCGGCACTACGATCAACTTCGAGGGGACGGAGGACGCCACGAACTTCGTGGCGCTCCAGGCGCACCAGCTCGGCACCAATACCATCGCCACGACCACAGCCACGGCGGGCCTGACCTATTGGCATCTCCCGGTGGCTGGCCTCCAGTCTATCCGGGCGCGCATCTCGGCCTACAGCGCGGGGACGGTGACGATCACGGGCCACACCTCGGCGAACGACACGCGGGCTCAGGTGATGAACGCGAACGTGGTGAACACGCCGACGGTAACGGTCGGAACCTTCCCGGACAACGAACCGTTCAACGTGGCGCAAATCAACGGCGCGACGCCGCTCATGGGCACGGGCAACACGGGGACGGGCTCGCTCCGGGTCACTATCGCCACGGACCAGGCGCAGTTGACAAACGCGCTGAAGGTCGATGGATCGGCGGTCACGCAGCCTGTAAGCGGGACCGTCACGGCCAACGCCGGGACAAACCTCAACACGAGCTCGCTCCTGACGACGTCGGCCCATGACGCGGCGTTCGGGACGGCGGGCACGGCGGATGCTCAGGTGCGCTCGATTCAGGGCATCGCGTCGATGACACCCGTCCAGGTGAGCCAGGCCACCGCCTCCAACCTCAACGCCACGGTGGTCGGCACGGGCACGCTGGCCGTCCAAGTGGACGGGGCGGCTCTGACCGCGCTGCAACTCATCGACAACCTACCCAACACCATCGGCTCGACGACCTCGGGCCAGAGCGGCGCCCTGGGGCTCGGCGCAGTCACCACGGCCGCGCCGACCTACACTACGGCGCAGACTCACCCGCTATCCCTCCAGACGGATGGCGCGCTACGGGTCGCCGGCGCAGTCTCATGCTCCAATTGCACCGGGAGCGGTGCCAGCCATACGGACGACGCGCTCTTCACCGTGGCGTCTGGCGCCGTGGCGCCAGCCGGCTTTCTCTTCGACGACGCCGGGCCGGACTCAGTGAATGAGGGCGACGTAGGCGTGGGGCGCATGAGCGCCAACCGGGTGCCCTACGCGACCATTCGCGATGCTGCCGGCAACGAGCGCGGCGTGAACGTGACGGCTGGCAACGCCCTGGTGGTCGACGGGTCTGCGAGTACGCAGCCGGTGAGCGGCACTGTCACCGTCGGAACGTTCCCGGATAACGAGCCGTTCAATGTCTCGCAGATCAATGGCGTGACGGTCCTGATGGGGGCCGGCAATACCGGCACGGGATCGCAGCGTGTCACCGAGGCGACGGACAGTCAACTCTCGGCCGGGGTGGGCGCGACGGGCGACGCGGCGGCGACAGCTGGAAGCACCGGATCCGTCACCGCGAAGCTCCGGCTGATGACGTCTCAGCTCGACGCCATGTCGACGACGTTGACTTCGATCGCCGCAGACCAGACCGGCGCGTCGGTCCACTACCGGACGAGCGCGGGCGCGACCGAAGACGAGCACGAGATCAAAGGGACGGCCGGGCGTCTGTTCAGCGTCACGGTGACCAACACCAACGCCGCGGCGCGATATCTACGGTGCTACAACCTGACCGCGGCTAACACCACCCCGGGCACGTCCACGGTGTTCTTCGGGCTGGCCATCCCGGGCGCCACCACGGGCGCTGGCTTCACGACCAACTTCGGGCCGGCCGGTATAGCGTTTGGCACGGCGCTAACCTGCGCATTTACGACCGGCGCGGCGGACACTGACGTTGCCGAGGTGGCGGCGAATGAGATCAAGGCCGTCTACGCGTACAAGTGATGATGATGAGACGCCTACTACTCATATCGGCGCTGATCGTAGGATGTCCCGCGGCGGCATGGGCGGCAGTCGCCTTCGACGCCTTCGGCTACGAGCGGTGCATGGTGACAGGCGCCACGTGCACCAGCGACACATCGAACACGTACGCCATCACGGTAGGAGCCGGGTCTGAGCGACAGTTAGCGGTCTTTGTGTTCATCGGGTGCTCGTCTGCGAGTACGGCCCCGGCCATATCAGGCGTGACGTATGCCGGCCAGGCGCTGACCCAGATTGCCGCAGTGAATCCCCACCAGGCTCGTCGGGGGGAGCTGTGGGCTCTACCGGCCGGTACCGAGCCAACCAGCGGGACCAACAACGTGGTGATCACGCTCGCCGCAGCCCTCAGCACGAACTGCGGCGGGAACGGGTCAATGCAGAGTGGGGCGATCTCGGCGACAGGAGTAGACCAGACAACGACCTTCACCAGCAGCAATACGAACTCAGGCACGAGCACCACGCCCACAGTCACCCTCTCCTCTAGCGGGGCGAATGACCTGGTGGTGCATGCGGTGTGCGCTGGAGACGGTATCACCAGCACAGCGGAAGGCACGGAGCGATGGAACGACGATAACACGCTCAGCAGTTGCGGCTCCTCTGGTGGAGCGACCGTGCCGGGTGGAGACACATCACTTGCATGGACCGTCCCGAGCGACTCGTGGATTATGCTCGGGGCATCCTTCAAGGCCTCCGGTGGGGCTGCGGCCGGAGCCAGTCGCCAAATGCTCCTCGGGGTAGGGCCATGAGCATAGCTGTCGCCATACTCCTGGGGCTGCTCGCGGCGGCGCCTGCCAGCGCGGCCGTCCTCGTGGCGGCGAGCTGCAGCAATGCCGATGTCCAGACCAAGGTCAATGAGGCATCGAGCGGCGACACAGTGCAGCTCCCGGCTCCCTGTACGCCGACGTGGTCGGCTAACGTCAGTATTCCGTCCACCAAGGGCATTACGCTCGACGGTGACGGCGCCACCGTGGCCGGGAAGGGCGTGACGATCGCGCCCCATGCCACGGTCTCAACCCGAGTGACGAACTTCACATTCTCGGCCACCGGAGTTGAGGATCTCATCAGAGTGACCGGGACGAGTCTTACCACGGCGCGGTGGCGCCTGGACCACGCGACCTTCACCGGCGACGCGCATCGGATGATCCGCGTCGATGCCTCGCCGGGCCTCATCGATCATGTGACGTTCACGGCGCTCGGCTGGGCGTCCGAGTTCATTCACGTTGAGGGGTGGGGCTCGTCGAGTAGTGCCGGGTGGACGAACGCGCATACGCCCGGCAGCGACGAAGCGGTCTATATTGAAGACAGCACGTTTACGACCACGTCATCCGAGAGTGGCAATGCGTGGATACAATCCTATTACGGTGCGCGGATCGTGTACCGATACAACACCTTCAACTACACAAAGACGGATGCCCACGGCACGGCCGGCAACATCGGGACTCGATGGTGGGAATTCTACGGCAACACCTTTGATCTCGCGGGCGGCGCCAACCCTGGCGGGAGCGCGATGAATCTGCGGGCGGGCAGCGGGATTATTTTCGGCAACATCCGCGTGGGGAATCCTGGGCAGGTCGGGCTCTGCGAGGAAGACTCTGGCTACCCAGCGCTCTATCAGATCGGCCGTGGTCAAGATCAGTCCCTGTACCCCGCCTATGCCTGGAACAACGGCACATTCAGCTATGGTATCAATAGCTGCGAGGCGACGCCGGCTGCGAATATGGTGGCTTTGAATCGCGACGTGTACGTTGATACCGGCGCATCCTGCACCGCCGGTGGCGCCTGTACGACTGGCGTGGGGAGCGGCACCACGCTCCCGACGACCTGTACGACCAACACCGGATTTTGGAAGACGGACGAAGGCGAGTGGTGGGCGGCGAATGCCGGCAACGATGGCCGGCTCTACAAGTGTACGTCCACCAACACCTGGACGCTCTACTACACGCCGCTGATCTATCCGCACCCGCTCCAGGGCGTCGCAGGAGGCTCGCCGCAACTCCCACTCGCCACGACGCGCCCGGTAGTGTCGTCACGGCCGCTGGCGACGTCACGACCCTAAGGAGACCACGCACATGGCCAATCTCGTCTACAACAAGGGTCTGGAGGAACTTGGCAAGGCGCTTACGGACCTCGACGCCTCAGACCTCCGCATGCTGCTCGTGCAGTCGACGTACACGGCGAACAAGGATCATCTCACCGTCGATGACGGCACGGCCAACGACCCGGCCAGCCACGAGGTGAGCGTCAGTGGCTACGGGCGCCAAGCTCTGGCGAACAAGGTGGTGACGCGGGACGATACCAACGATTTTGCGTATCTCGATGCGGACGACGTTGTATTTGTGACGCTGGCCACGGGCCAGACCGTCGGTGGCGCGGTGCTATTTCGCCATACGGGTGCTGACGGCACCGCTGTGCTGATCGGATTTTACGATCTCGCGGACACCCCAACGAATGGTGGCAATATCACAGTTCAATTCAACACGCCCGCGAACGGCGGCGCACTCAAGCTGGAGAGTCTGTAGGGCTGAGGCCGATGCATGATCTTGGCGTGGTGGCCTGATGCTGTTACTGCTGCACACCCTACCCGGGGCAGGGGATACCACGCTTGCCGCCGGGGCGCAGACGGTCCGCATCAGTGCCCCCACGGTGACGCTCGTGCCTGGGTCCGTCACCCTGGCGGCGGGCGCACTCACCATCCGCGTCTCCGCCCCGACCGCGACGCTCGTCCCGACGGGCGGGGGCGTCCTCGCGGCGGGCGCGCTGACAGTGCGGGTCTCTGCACCATCGGCGCAGATCGTCGGTGGTCCGGTGACGGTAGCGGCGGACGCGCTCAGGGCGCGTGTCACGGCTCCCGCAGCGACGGTCGCCACAAGCATTGCGCTCGCCGCTGGGCTGCAGCGGGTCCGCGTCACACTCCCGGTCGCGACGCTCGTTCCTGGGGTCACTACGCTGACCGCGGGCCTGCTCGGCGTGCGGGTGATCCTGCCGGCCCTCGGCCAGCCCATCGGGCCGGAGAATCTCCTGTCGGAGCCGGTCGAGCTGATCGCCGACGACGACGCGGTTTCGATGGTCGCCGACGATGACACGATCTTACTCTTGGTGACCTAGGGGGGGACACACATGGCCGCTGCGAGCGACATCGTGCGCACGGTGGGAGATCGACAGCTAGCGATCCGTGGGGCATTCAAGCGCCGCGTGAACGGCACTACCACGCCGATGGACCTGACCGGCGCCACGATCACGTTTCGCATGGTGGAGGCGCTGGCGCCGCATAGCGTCGTCGTCAACTGGAGTGCTGCGGTCATCCAGGACGCGGCCGAAGGGCTCGTGTATTACGCGCCGACTGCTGGTGACGTGGACACCGAGGGCACGTACCTGGCCTACTTCCGCTCGTCGCTGGGCGGACTCGACCTGACGTTGCCGACCGCTGGCTTCCAGGTGCAGCTCGTGGCGGCGAAATGAGCGAGCGCCTTATCATCACCACGTCCGCCATCGGCGTGGCCCATTTCTTCGCCTTCTGGACGCCGGACGGCTGGCGCCTGCTCCGCGCGTATGAGACGCCACCGACGCATGGTCGGTGGGTGGCGCTCTCCGATCTGTGGCGCTACGACGTCGGCGCCATCGACGCCGACGAGGCGCGCCTTGTCGCGTTGGCGCCGGCCACATCCGATCCGTGGGCATAACACCAACCCGAAAGGAGCGTCCATGATCGTCGGGCTCTTGATGATTGCCGTACTACTCTCCTTCGCCACACCTGCCCTCGCCGCGCTCCACTGCGTGCAGGGCACCATCCGGCCACCCTCTCGGTGCGAGGCCATCTACGATTCGATCTACGCCGCGCAGGATGCGGCCGGCCCTCGGGATGAGGTCCGCGTGTTCGGCACGACGCTGACGCCGACCACCGTCGTGCTCAAGGCGCGCAAGCTGACCGGGCACCGGGCCGTCCTGGACGCGCGCGACAATCCCGGCGTGGTGCTCCACGTCGGCGACCTGGAGGACGTCTCCACCTTCGACCTCGACGATCTGACCATCCTGCACCCGGGAACCGCTGATGCTGTCGGGGTGCGATTCGCCCAGCTCGACGCGAGCGCCGGGACCACCGGGCTCGTCATCGAGGGGCCACGCGGCGGGCAGGGGATCGGCGTGGACGTGATCCCGGGCGCCGGGCGCGTTGATGTCAAGGGCAACGTCTCGACATCCATCATCTCCGGCGTCGGCGTGGGTATTCGCGTGACCGATGCGGTGGGCCGATTCAGCGCCGACGGCATGGTGATCCGCGACGTCAAGACGGGACTCCAGACGACGGGCTTCTACCTCGACGGCAGGGATCACTCCGGCCTCGGGCAGATATTCCGCAGCGAGATCGCCTGCCAGCGGCCGGAGTCCATCGGGCTCCATGAGATCAGCCCAGCGCTACAGGATCACTCGCGCCTCAACATCCACTCCTGCTCAGTCGCGGTCCAGATCGAGTGCCGGCCGGGCTACGGGTGCGGGCGCGGTGGCGCCTATGACTTCCTCACCATCGCGACCTCGCCATGCCCAGAGGCCAAGCCTGGCCTGCCGGCGGTGTGCTCGCCCTGCGTGGCCGTGCGGACGGTGCAGGAGGACGGCACGGTGCTCGACGGCCACCAAAATGATCCGACGTGCGGGAGCAATTGGGACGCGCAGACGACGATTGACGCCGTGAAAATCACGCCGCACGCGACGATCTGCCGCAAGGTGTTCTGAGCCGGCCGCTGCGGCCGAGGATGAATGCCCGAGCAGGAGCCGGGATGGCTGAGCGATGCGACGCGTAGACTCCTGGCCGAGCATGCGGCGATCCTGGCCCGTCTCCATCGCGCGGAGAGCGATCTTGCGGACTCGATGCGCGAGCGGATCGCCAGCGATGCGCTCGCGGCGCGAGAGCATCGCGAGCTCCGCGATGAGTACCTCGCGGGATTCAAGGCGATCGAAAAGAAACTCGAAGGGTTGAAGATGTGGGCCATCGGCGTGCTCGGGGCACTTGTGATCAATCTGCTGATCTTCATCATCAACCAGATGGGCAAGGTCCTTGCTGCGATCAACCCTCGATAAGCTGGCGGTGCTCGGCCGGAGTGGCGCGCTCCTCGCGTCGGTCTCGGGCATTCTCCTGTTCGCGTTGCTCGTGCCGTTCACGCTGCGCCAACTCTACTGGCTCACGGAGTCGGAGCGGATCGTGGAGGAGACGGCCGACCCGGTGATACTAGATTTTCTGGCCGATCCGAATGTAAACCCGCCGGTACCGCGCGACACGTGGTCAGCGGGCCAGACATTTTACGTCGAGCGGACACTCTGCGTCTACAAGCAGGTGACGGGTGTGGTGGAGCGCACGATCGTGGACACGGCGCGCATCCCGATCAATCCGATTCAGCTCTCGACGCTGCTGTATCTGGACGCCTCGGCCTATGACGCCACCGGCCGATTGCTTCGGCCGCCGTGGTGTGGCAAGCGGCTCTCCGAGGTGACGGTGCCCACGCTGTTCGCCGGAGCCTCCGGGCCGGCAGCGCTCCACGCACGGATAGACGCGCATCTCAATCCGCTCAAGCCACATGTGTTCATTACGTTGCGTCCGGCCCGGTTCATTCTGTCGCATGTCCCGGCGCCGCGCGTGGATGATGCCGAGGCCAAGGCCTCGCGCGAGGCACTCGACGTGCGCACGCTGCTCATCACGCGCCGGCTCGACTTGCTCATGGAGCGATTCCGCGACGCCGAGCGGCATCTGGAACAGGTGCAGGCGTACCAGCGGCAGCTCGACAAGCACCTCCGTGCGCAGCGCGTGCTCCCGCCTGCGCCGGGAACAGGAGAGCGCTGATGGCCTCGTCTGACGTGACGGTGCGCGTGGCGGTGTCGCCGGACCTGGAGGCGCTCGCGAAATGGGTCCGCGCGGAGAACGCCGTCCGGCAGTGGCTCTACCTCCCGCACTGCGCGGCCCGGCCCCTCGAGCCGGCCCCGGAGGAGATGGCAACCACGCCATGACCGACGATGACGAGCTGGAGAAGCTGCGGCGACGTGTGGCGGACCTGGAGGGCGCGATCCTCGCGCAAGGCGAGCTGATCCGCGCCATCGTAGAGGGCCGCGTGTCGCTGGCCGAGGCCCGCGTGACCGCGCGTGTGTGCCAGAGCGAGGCCGCCGCAGTGCCCGGGCGCTACCTGCTCGACGTCATCGCGGGCTTGATTATCGCGATCGTGGCGATCGGTGGGCTACTCTACTATCTGGTGGTACATCCGTGGCCGGCGTGGGGCATCTACATCCCGCCGCCGCATTCGTCCCAAATCCCAACCGAGGAGGCATATCGAGAATGACTTGGCGAGGCGCACTCTACACGTTCGCGGCGACCGCACTTATCATCGGCGCCGGCACGGCCTACTACGCGGTGGCCGTCCAGCCGGACCCGTCTGTCCGCACCATCCCCATGAGCTGGCAGAATCGCGACACCGCACGGCCCGTGCTCAATCTCGGCGTCGACGCCAAGGGCTTGACGCTCGACCAGTACGTCTCGCAAGGCGGCAAGTCGCAGGACTACCGGCCCGTGGAGACGTCCACCGTGCGCGCGGGAGGGATGATGTTCATCCTCCGCTACCAGGAGTTTCGTAACAAGCTGGCCGAGCCCATGATCCAGAGGCGCTTGCTCTGCGGGAAGGTGACGACGGGGCGGAACGGGGTGCCAGTGGTCGACGTGGATGGCATGGTGCCGTATGACCTCGGGGCGATCCCGGCGCCGAGTCGCACCGATGGCGCCGCGGTCAAAAATCACCCGACGCCCATCCCGCGGTGGGTGATGCTCGACGGCGCGGGCCAGGCCATTGCGACGCCGCGGACGTGCGTGTACAGCGCGTCGGCGAAATTTATTAAAAATCCGGTGCAGTCGGTGGACCTCAACTTCGCCAGCGTTGCCGTGACGGTGGCGCCGCCAGCTGAAGGCGCGCCGGCTGAGCGGACGGGGGCGGGGAACAACGGCAAGCGATGACAACAGGAGGCGACCCATGGGCATCATCGGCGCGGTTGTGGCGAGTAGCATGAGCCTTCTTGGGCTCGTCATCTTGCTCATCGCCATCGGCGTGGGACTGTGGGCGCTGAACACCTACGCTGCGGCGATCATCGACCCCAAGATTCTGACCATCATCAACGTCGTCGTGGTCGGGGCGGTGATCGTCTGGCTGCTCTATCTCGTCGGCCTGCTGCCGATCGGCGCCGCCATCCCTGTGCCGAAGGTGCAGTGATGCCGGCCATCGATTGGGTGTCGGTCGGGCAGGGACTCCAGGCCAGCGTGCGCCCGATCGTCACGTTCATCTTCGCCGCGGCGATCGTGCTGGGCTTCCTCCAGGGGCGGCTGTCAGGCGAGACGTTCATGGGGACGGCCGGCGTCATCATGGCGTTCTGGTTTGGGCAACGGGCCGAGCAGAGGACCGAGCAGCGCGCGGAGCTCCGGCCGGAGAAGTAGGGCGCGCCCTCGACGGCCTTCGTCGCTAGCGCCCGACCCAGCGATAGCCCATGAGTTCGCCGGGCACGGGCTCCCATCCCAGCTCGCGCATGCACTTATTCTTCAGCGCGCCGCCGATTGCCTCCCCGACGAAGGGGACGGGGACGAAGGCATAGCCGATGTTCTCCCACCGACAGACCTCGTAGGCGCCGGCCAGCTTGTCGGCGTTGCCGTAGCCCACGACCTTGGGGCCGCAGCCGACAACAACCACGGCGAGGAGCGCGAGCGCGACTAGGCGCCTCACGGATCGACGCCCTGCACGGTGTAGCCCTTCGCCTTCATGCAGGTGACGTAGCCCATCTCGTAGTCGCTCTTCGCCACCTGGTAGCCGATGAAGCCGGACAGCCAGCCCATGCCCTTCGCGTCCTGAGCTTGCTGCTCGCATGCCGCTTGATCCTGCGCCGTCTGGGCCGTCGCCGCGCCGGTGCGCGAGACGGGGTACTTCTGCGGGGCGCCAGAGATCGAGCAGCCGGCGAAGACAAGGGCGGCGATGACGAGTGCGGCCAATCGTGTGCTCATGCTTTTCTCCTCTCACGCCGCTGCTGCCGGAGCGCATCCCGTCGCTCGCGGGGGAAGGTCCCCCGCGCGGGGGCGGGGTCGGCAAGGGGCTTGCGGGGCGACGTGGCGTCGAGCGGCGGCGCGGGCTCCACAGGTGGCGATCGGAACTCCAGGCGTTCCCGGGCGAGCGGCATCGTCTCGGCCGATGCGACGAGCAGGGCCATGAGCCGGGCCGTGCGGACGTGCATCGTGAGGATGTCCAGCAGGGCGGCAGCGTCCAGCTCCATGCAGAGCGTGAGCCCGTCCCACACCTCCACAATGGCGCCCGGGCGGATCGGCTGGCGCCAGCCGTCTGCGCTGAGGTAGCAGTCGATCCCGATCACCGGGGCCACCGGCGGGCGGCTGCGGAGCGTGGTCGAACGTGGCCCGTGGGCTGCGGGCCGGTGAACGACCGGTGCTGCACGATTGTTTCCACGCCATCGCTAGGCGGCCAGCGGCCAGGCGACGTCGGGTGTTGACATAATGCTTCGTGACGGACGCGGCCGGCGGGGCTGAGATCGACGTGCCACACCATCGGTGGTGGTGGTGGGCAGCGGCTCAGGCCGCGCATTCCCGTTCGCGCCGCGGAGAGGGCGCGGACCGCGTCCGGACCGCCGGGCCGGGGCAGGGGCGAGAGGCTTGGGGCCGCGGCGTCGTGGCTCCATATACGATGCAGGCCGTTCGCCGATGGCCCACTTCGCGCCGTCATCGTTGATGACCTTGAGGATATCGCCGATGGGGAGCGTGTAGAACGCGCAGAAGCGCGCGATCCCCGCCAGGCCGTACTCGCGCGACTCGCCGCGCTCCCATCGCAACACGGTCGTGTAGGGGAGCCCCGTTGCCGTCGCCATGTCGCGGGCGTTGCCGTGGTGGCGCTCCATGATGAGGTGATGCACGAGCATCGGGAAGCTCTCGACCTTCATACCAGCCCTCCATCGGCCGGATAAATCCGCCACCGTGGCGGTGATTCACCCTACACCAGAACCCGGAAGTTGACTACCGGACGCCGGGCGTAATTTTTATCTTGACGTAGTATCACCACCGTGGTTATATCCGCCCGTGATGCTCACCTACAACCGCGTCGCCATCCGGACCCTTCGGCTCGCACGGGAGATCGACACCGATACCCTTGGCCGTCGCGCTCGCCTGACCGGCCGCGCCATCCGCGCCATCGAGCGCGGCTCGATTCCTCGCGCCGACACCCTCGGCCGCATCGCGTCGGTGCTCGGCGTGGGCGTAGAGACGTTCTACGTCCAGCGGACTACCAAGCGGGCGGGGGTGACCGCATGACGTCTCGCCGGATCGCCGAGTGCGAGGTGTGCGGCGCGGAGATTCACCCTGAGCGACTCGCCGAACTGCGCATGGTCGTGACCGTCGCCGGCCAGGATCACGACCTCGGGGGGAGTGGCGTGCCGCGCTCGGCGGACCTCTGCTCGCCGGCGTGCGCCTTGTTGCGCGCGTGGGCGCTGATCGAAAGAGCGTACGGCCGCCCGCTGATGGACCCGCGCCAGGCCGCGGCGCTGCGCGAGGGGCTGGGGTGATGGCTGGTCCGCTGATCCTGTCCATCTTTCCGGGCATCGACCTCCTGGGCCGCGCGTTCGAGGAGGTGTGGCCAGAGGCATGCGTGGTGCGCGGGCCGGACCTGCTCTGGGGTGGAGATATCCGCACGTTCCATCCGCCGGCCGGGCGCTTCGATGGCGTCATCGGCGGGCCGCCGTGTCAGGCGTTCTCGCGGCTGCGGCATCTCGTCGAGCACAACGGCCACGCGGTCGCGCCGAATCTGATCCCGGAGTTCGAGCGGGTGGTGTCCGAGGCGAAGCCGGCGTGGTTCCTGATGGAGAACGTGCCGGCCGCGCCGGCGCCGAGTGTCGCCGGCTACGACGTCTACACGCAGATGATCCAGGACTGCCACGTCGGGGGCGAGACGCGCCGGGTGCGGGCGTTCTCGTTCGGCCGTGCGTGGGGCCGCGGGCCGCTGTCGATCGAGTGGGCGGCGCTCCACACGAGCGACCCGATGCCGGCAGCACTCGCGGCTGGATTCGATGCGGGCGGGAAGGGAGGGCGAGAGCGTGCCCGGACGGCGGCGTCCCTAGGCCACAAGACGCTGGCGACTCTATCGGCGAGCCTGCAGGCTCAGGGGCTGCCGCCGGACTTTCTCGCCGAGGCGCCCTTCACCGTGGCCGGAAAGATCAAGTGCGTCGGGAACGGTGTGCCGAGGAAGATGGGCCACGCCGTCGCCAAGGCCGTACGGCGTGCGGTGGAGGTAAAGGCGTGAATCGCACCGGCGCGCCGAGGATGCCGCGCGTCCGGATCGTCTGCGACCGGTGCGGGCGGGACGTGCCCATCCAGCGCGGGCATCGCTATCGCATGCATCGCGTCGAGCCCTACGCGCAGGGCCGTCCCACGCCCGCGTGGTGCGCGAACAGCGGGATGCGCGTCGTGCCGGCATGTGGGAGTGCGTGATGGATAGCCCGATGTGGCCGCTGGCGCTCGGCCTGTCGCTCGCGTGCTGGGCCATCGTCGTGGCCGTCGTGCTGCTGGCGCTCGGCGAGAAGGCGGTCATGGCGTGGGCGGAACGCAATGACGACGAGGAGACAGCATGAGGAAGGGACTCGCGGCAACACTCTTGGCTTGGCAATTTCTACTGCTCCCGCATGAGGGGCCGCCCACCGTCGTCGGTCCGTTCCGGACCGAGCAGGGCCGCCGGGGCGCTGAGGATCGACGTATGGACTTCGCCGCGGGGCTCGGTGGAGACCGGGCGCCGGAATTGGCCGGCGCGGTGGGGCGGAGGGCTAGGAACCTCCCCACGCCCGCGGCGATGCCCTTATTGGGGGCGGCAATCGAACTGGATACACGCCTGGATACGATACCGCCACCCACATCCCGCGGCGCTTTTTGACCACGTTAGAGCATTTGGAGGAGGCGCGATGAGCCCGCTGGCCTACGAGTTGGAACGCGATGCCCTGCGGCTGGCGCGCGCCGCCCTGGCGCCGTATCCGCTGCCGTCTCGCGTCGTGCGCGAGGAGGAGACGGCGACGCTTGCGGAGACGCTCCGGCGCGTCGTCGTCGAGCATCTCGAATCGCTGGGCCTGGAGGTGGCGCGGTGACGCTCTGGGACGTGGGCTTCGCGTACCTCGCGGCATGCGCGGGCTTCGCGGTGGGCTGGGCCTGCTGCACGCTGCTCCATCGCTGCCCGCCGCCTGTGGGGATCGGCGATCTTGACGACGCCTATCGCCGCGGCAAGGCGGATCGCGATGCAGAGCTCGCCGCGGAGATCGGCGCGCTGGAGCGGATGCTGTGAGCCCGCGCGTGCTGACGGATGAGTGGCGGCCCGTGCCGGGATATCTCGGGCTCTACGAAGTATCCTCGGCCGGGCACATTCGGTCGGTGGGGAGGTTCCGCGATGGAGTAATTCAGGCGACGCCAATCCAGAGCATGAGTATCCGTGGTTCTTCGGCGGCATCAGCGACGCGGAGTATGCCGAGCACGTCCAAGGATGGTTGGAGGAGTCGGCGATGATCGTACGTCTCAGCGTCAAGCCTGGGGCGCGCCCGGTGACTGTCGAGGCCGTGGCCGCGCTGGGCGGCTTGGCTCTGCACCGCGACCCGTGGAATCGGACCGCGTGGGCGATTACGCATCTCGCGTCCGGGCAGCGCGCGTTGGAGTCTCAGTCGCGTCTCGCCGGCCTGCGCGGGCTGGCGGTGCTCAATCAACCGGGGGTGGACTGGCGCCGGCGGGACATCCCGATCCAGGCCCCCCAGGCGTACGCGCGGGCGCATGCGCGCGCCAAGGCCGCGGTCGAGGCGCTCGGCGAGGAGGCGTGGTGATGGCCACCGTCCCGCGCCGCGCGCTTCTGGGCGCCGGCCTCTTCGCCGGCCTCTGGCCGGCCGCCCGCCCGCCCGCCGAGGCGCAGAGCCGCCATGCTCACGCCCTTGACCACGGCGCCTGTCGCTTCGAGCCGGGCGACGGCACCTACGGATTCCTGCGGCCGCACAATGGCGATGGCCTCCAGGTGGCGGGCCGTCGCTACGAGATTCCGTGGTTGGGCGATGGCGGGAGCGCGCCGTGTCGCATCGCGAGTGCGGACCTGGCGCCCGGACAGACGTATTTGATCTTCGCCACGGTGCAGGGCGGCGTCCTCCAGCTCGTGGCGCTCCCGCACCGGCCGCGGATGCACGCGCCGAGTCTCACCCGCGGCAACCGCGGCGTGGAGGTGCTCGCGCGTGACGGGCGCCCCGTGAGCGACGAGCACACGCTCGTGGGGATGATCGCGACGCACCCCGTGGATAAGACGTTCGCCGCGAACGGCTTTCGCGGGACGTGCCTCTCCTGGTTCCATCGCGCGAATCTCTACGTGAGCGATGGCGGTGGGTGCGTCGAGGTGACGCGCGCGCTGATGGCGGAGCACGGCGTGTGGAATGACTACCTCCAGATGCCGCACGTCAACCTCTGGGCCGCGCAGTGCCGAACGCGCAATGTGGACCTGGGAGGCCACCGGGGCGAGGACTCGCCGCCGTATCCATCTGGCCTTCCGGTCCTCGCGTGGGATACCAGCGGGCGGGGGCGGCTCGGCGCGTCGCAAGCCGGGTGCAGCATCATGGTCGGCCACAACGGCGGCATGTGGGCCGATGAGGGGGTGATCGCGGGCGCGGTCCCTGGCCTCGATAGCGGGCCCTACTTCGGGAGCCCGGTCGGCGGCGGCAGTCCGGTGCCTCACCAGCCGACGTATACCGGCGGGTGGCATTCCCTCGACGGCGGCACCAGCGGCTCCCTCTGGGGGCGCGAGGGACTCTCGCAGATCACCGTCTGGGCCTCCTGCTCGTGGACGACGGACAATCCCGCCGCGCGGGCCGCGATGTGGCTCGTGCCGTGGGTGTGGACGGCGGGATGAGGCCGCGTGTGTCGGAGCCGGTGGCCGAGCAGGACCGTGAGGACGCGGCCCGGCGCGCGGATCAGGCGCGGGACGATGCGGCGTATCGGGCGCTGAGCGATGAGAAGCACGCGGCGATGCTCGGCACGTTGTCATCGTGGGAGTGGGAAGGGCGTGCATGCGAGCCGCTGGACGAGTGGACGAGCCCGGAGCCGGAATTGGCGCCGGACGCCCGTCCGACGAGAGGCGACACATGATCGATCGCCCCGGCTGTTACGCGATCAGCGCGGCCGAGTACCACGCGGACCCCGTGGCGACACCGTCGCTCTCCTCGTCGGTCGCGCGCATGCTCCTGGCGCAGTCCCCGTATCACGCCTGGTACGCGCACCCGAGGCTGAACCCGGCGCACGTCCTGCAGTACGCGGACCGCTTCGACCTCGGCACGGCGGCGCACGCGTACATCCTCCAGGGCGCCAGTCCCTTCGCGGTGGTGGAGGCCGACTCGTGGCAGACCAAGGCTGCGCGGGAGCAGCGAGACGTGGCGCGCGCCGCTGGCAAGGTCGCGATCCTCGTCGAGCAGTGGTGCCGTGTCCAGGCGATGGCGCGGGCCGTGCGAGCCCGCCTCCTGGTGCACGGCGCCTCCCCGCGCCCGCTGGCCGATCCCGGCGAGGCCGAGCAATGCCTGGTCTGGCAGGACACGGGCGGCGTCTGGTGCCGCGCGCTGCTCGACTGGCGGCACATCGGCGCCGACGTGATCGATGATCTCAAGACCGTCGGCGGGAGCGCTGAGCCGGACGCCTTCATCCGGGGCGCGCTGTACCGCGAGCGGTACGACCTTCAGGCGGCGTTCTACGCCCGCGGCTACCGCGCGGTGTTCGGACGCGAGCCGGCGTTCCGCTTCGTCGCTGTCGAGCAGGAGGCGCCGCACGCGGTCTCCGTCGTCGGGCTCGCACCGCTGGCGATGGATGTCGCCGATCGGGCCGTCGCCCGGGCGATCGAGCAGTGGCGCCGCTGCGTGGCGAGCGACATCTGGCCCGCGTACCCGCGCGCAGTCTGCTATGCGGAGGCCCCGCCGTGGGTGGTCGCCGAGGAGGAGGCGCGCCAGTATGCGGCGCGCGCGCAGGACGACGGGCGGCCGCTGGTGGATCAACTCATGGGAGATCGGTGATGGATCGGCTTCCGGATCTGACAGCGCTGCGCGACCTGTTCGACTACGACCCGGATTCCGGCCAGTTGTTGTGGCGCGC